TAGACAACTCCGTCCGGTATATGACGCTTACAGTAACAGTTGTGAGTTAATATTCCATTAGCAAAATAATTATGATTATTTTGTACAGAAAAGTTTACAACCGTAGCTTTTTTGTGTATCTTTGTGATACTACTAATCTTTTTAAACTCTAATTCCATGAACTGTCTTTATTGCGGAAAAAATTATAAGAAAAACTCTACTGCATATTGCACAAAAACCTGTGAAACAAACTATAATAAGTTGTTTGAACAAAAAACAAAACCGGTTTTTAGAACTTTTCAAGAAGCGTCTGTTTTTTACAAACGAGATACAAGAACTATGAAAAAGTTTGAAAACGTTTTGTTTACAATAGACAAAACACTTCCTTCGTCAAATACAAAATGGGTTATTTGCAGAGCTTGTGGAAATCAATCTCCTTCATCTAAAGCAAGAAATCGATATTGTGAAGATTGTACTTTTCAAGGTTTTGGAAAAAAAAATCAAGGAAGAACAATTTCAGAAAAATACAAAGGTGCAAATAACCCAAATTATTTAAACGGAAAATCGCCGTCAACAGATTACAATAGAAACAATTGGTGGAAACTAAAACAAAAACTTAAATTTACTAAATGTGCATTAACTGACAAAACTGAAAACATTGATTATCATCATATAATACCAAGATGGTTTTGTACTATTTCTGGTATTGATGTTTATGATGAAAACAACATTATAGGTTTAAATCACGATTATCACAAAGTAGTTCATCATCTTCGTTTAGATATTGTGCTTCTACCCACCCTCTATTCTTTGTATAAAACGGATGCTCTGCAGTTGCATAAAGAATTTGTGAACCTGCTTTTACAACATAAAGTTCATCAATATCCCGTTGAGCAATTGCAGTCACTTGATCTATTTCAACTTGGAAGGTATCCGGGCAAAAAGAAATTACTTTATCTCCTTCCCGAATTTCTCCCGCCTTTTTTAGACCAAACGGTGTTGTAATCAAACTGTCCGGAGTTATGCAATAGCTGCAATTGAACCCACAGCCGAATATAAAACTCGGTGATAGGTAATCGGTCGATCTACCGGACGGTCTGATGTCCATTGTCTTTAGTGGTTTACTCTGGACTTTCTTCATCGATCAGAGTTCCAATGATGTTTCCATAACGGTTGATGTAGGTTTTGTTGCCATCGGTCAACATCATCTTGATTTCACCGTGATCACCGAAAGGACCATCCACTTCTATATAGTGCATTGTTCCTTCCTTGTCCCATTGTACAAGACACACACTGAATACACCGATTTCTTTTTCGGTTATCATTGGGTCGTTGTAAACCTCCTTCAACCTAATCCGTGGCTGTTTCATCGGTTTGGTTTTGTAGTTCATCGAAATAGATTACTTCTGATTCCAAGTAACCGCCGTCTTCAGTGTATGCAGACAGACACCAATGGTCTTTATAGACGGTTATTTTTGCGGTTTCGACTTTATCCTCTTTCTCCTTTATCGGAACAAGTACATCTTCATCATAAGCAAGCAATTTGACTTTTCCTTTAAAAGAAAAAGACATATTGTCAACCTCGATTTCTGTCAAAGACTGCAAAAGTTCTTTGCATTTCTCCAACTGTTGTTTGTTGAAATCCGACAAACTGAATTCTACGCAATCAGCATAGGAATATCTGTCGTAAACTACTGGTACTCTCATAATAAAACAATTTTGTGGTTAAAGAAAACCCCCAGTATTGTGTACTGGGGGATGTGATTATATCAATCGAAGTTCACCATCTACAAATTCCACATCCCATTCGGTACGTGGTTGAAGGGATTGGATTACATCATCAATTGTTTTCAATTCTCTTTCGTGAAACAATCTCATTGCCTTCCTCAAATCCTTTTCGGTATATTTCTTGTCTTGGTTTTCTCCTTCACAAAGACCCCAACCGAGCATAAAGCCTTTCATTGTACCCAATTTTTCAAGAGGGTGAATATCTCGATTTTTAAGGTCTTCAAGGAACAGTTCTCTTGACCTTGGTTCTCCAATCAACTCTTTTATTTTCAAAAGAGAAAGTTTTTGAACATTGTCTGTTGATTCTGTTGAAGCAACAGTAGTATCACCGTCTTTGATGACAAAGTAATCCGACAATAACTTTACTAGTTTCATACAAATAGATTTTGTGATTAAGAAATAGGTTTATTTTTCTTGATTGTTGTCAATATCTGAATTGACATCTTTGACAAACGGAATGTATTCGTACTTATTGACTTCTATCCATTCAAAAATGAAAGAATTTTCGCTACCTTTAATAAGGATTTGAAAATCACTATTAAAATCCGAATCACTCTCAAAATCTAAAATTTCTACTTCTGTTTTTTCACTTCCAAAACTTTCGTCAAAAAGATGAAAGTATTTACCGTTTTGTTTGTGCACATAAATCTTTTTACCAATTAGTGCTTTTTTTAAAATCTGAAAAGGACTCATACAAATAGATTTAATAGGTTAAGAAATGTGATCCTGTTGGGACTCGAACCCAAAGCCTATACATTAAAAGTGTATTGCTCTACCATTGAGCTACAGGATCAAAATAAAAGCAGTGGACAGGATTGGTTACCTGCATGGTGCATTGTCTCAAAGTGGCACCCCAATATGCCAACCACTTATTACAGGAACGGTTTTGATTACACCTTAAAGCGTCTAATTCCGCCACCACTGCTTTTTGTACTCCCACGGGGAATTGAACCCACGTTTTCCAGAATGAAAATCTGGTGTCCTGACCATTAGACGATGGGAGCTGAATAAAATAACGGAGGGGCAGCCAGTACTAAGTAGTTCGATTGATTTCATATCGCCGAAAGTTGTGGCTTAAATCTAATCGGATGCGGATATAGACGCGACCAATGGTTCGCAAAATCCGTTTACTTTTATACATGGCTGCCCTCTTCAATGTTCATTGGTACCAAAATGCGCTAAAATACAGCGTGAGCGGTTACTCTAATGAAACATCTACCGTTCTTCTTCTAATCCACTGCAAATTTACATCTACAGTGGATAAAACTAAACCCTTTTAAACCGTGGGGACAATAGGACTTGAACCTATACGACCATTTTTGGTCAAGGGATTTTAAGTCCCTCGTGTCTACCTTTTCACCATATCCCCAAACCACTTATTCTGCTTCTTTCCAGACTTTTACAACCCGAGTTTCTTCAACTTGTTCAACCCGGATCAACATTTGAACAGACCAAGGATCAAAACCGATTTCATAAGTATGAAGATATGTATCGGTTTTCCAGAATCCATCAAGTTCTCGTGGTACATCTGGGAATTTGCTCTCGTTAATTTCAACGATAGAACACTTATAGAACTCCGAATCTTTTCGGTGTTCGATAATAGTATCTTCATAAAAGTCACCATCGTCTAAAAGAACATCAAAATCAAATCCAAGTTCTTCTGCTCTTGTTCTTGTAATCAAATAAATCATTGTGTTGGATTTTGTAGTTAAAAATGAAAGCCGCTGTATTTCTACAACGGCTTTGCACCTCAGCAAATCCGATTTTACAACCAGAGATGCAACCTAACCTAAAACTATCTTACTCGGACAATCTTTGTCATATACTCTGGAATCTTTGTTTGAAGTTCGAGCATACGACAATAAGTCCCTTGTTCTTTCGTGAAGAAGACGTAGTAGTCTTTCTCTTTTTCCATCACATAAGGAACATTGATAGGTTCCCAATGGTCCGGAGTAGAAAGAGTGACTATACGAAGTCTGAATGTCTCCTTGATCTCTTTACAAGGAATACCGTCGTATTGACGGTTTCGATCTATCTGTGCCGATGTTTCAAAGAACGACACAAAGATAAACAGAAGGACGAAAATGTATTTCATCGGTGAAGATTTTGTGGTTAAAAAAAGATTAGTCCAACGTGTTGTAGTCAAACAAAAGATCAGATGTACGAACTATTTTAGTTGTGCCGTCATCCAATTTAATTTGAACGTCGTAAAAATGGTCTAAACCTTCTTGACTTCGATCAAAACGTGTTTTGACTATTTCAACTTTTTTTCCTTTGTACCAACCAAACTTGTGAAGAATATTTTGGCTGTAAAAAACCGAATATTTTTCATCATGCAATTCACTATCCAAATCAATTAGGTCATAGTGAATTGTTTCTTCAACAGGAAAAGAAAGAAGATACTGTTTTACTTTTTCAGCTGCTTCGTTTGAAACAAAAAAGTAAAATTCATCATCTTTTCTTGCCGTTTTGTTTGATACAGCAACTAACTCGTTGTCCAAGAAATGAGCTTGGATTCCAACCCATGTGTCAGTACAATAATGAGGGCGAACAAAATAGGAGTCAATTCTTTTGTCCGAATCTTCATAAAAAGCTGTTCCATCAATATTGTAAGAATCAACACCAGCTGCTTGACAAAGATATTCCAAGCTAACACTACCTCTTGGTGTTTTATTTTTATCAATTCCGTTGATGATTTGACGGAGAGTAATCTTATTCATTGGTAGAATTTTAGTGGTTAGAAATCGTGTTTGAGCAGCAGTTGTGTTGCTTCCGGTGACAGCAAGGATAAAACAAACTCTTGGTAGTGTTTCTCACAAGCTGCTTTGGCTTCTTCGATAGTCGAGAAATCTCTACCTTCCCAAGCATTGGTGGATGTTCCAAAAACATCAATTTGAAGACGACATATGAATTTGTAGTTTACAAACCTATGTGCTTTGTAGCGATAGAGAACAATTCCGGGAAAAGCAGCTTCCCAAAAAGAAAGATTGCTGTTTTTTTCTTCCCACTCAAGGGGTTTGGCAATGTCTTTCATCAGTTGACACATTTTTTGGTGATCAATTGGGTTTCTAACACCCGGAGTTCTTGTGTCAAATCCTTCAAAGCGTTTGCTACATGTAGCAGTTCACCGTTTTTGGGATTGATACACCAGACAGATCCTTTTTCTGCATATTTCATCAGATAAAGTATCATCTCACACCGGTTTCTGATGGTTTTTTCCAACCGGTTGATAATGGGACGTTGATCGATCTGAACCAAAGTTCTAGATCCCTTTTGGATGACTTGTGGTTTCATTGGATATGAGAATTAAGGTAAACAAATATGACGGGTTCACCGTCTGTTACAAATTGGAATACCGCATATTCATCGGTACTCTCTATCAGTTCGTACTTGGCTCTCAGAAGACACAGAGCTATATCTCTGCATTCTTCCGGAGTGTTCGGTTGTATCACCAGTTCCATATCAAACCGGTTATACCCGGTTGTATCTATGGCTGATGCTTCGGTCGATAGAATGTCGAACATATTGGCCATGTCGCATTCATAAATCGTTTCTACGGCTCTGTTTTTACAGACATAGACATTGACACCCAAGAGTATCAATAGTGCTGCTATGGCCGTCCAGAGGCTAATGAGTCGGTTTGTCACGGTTGAAAATCCATTTGAGGTGATCGATCCGGTTTTTTGCTGCAAACCTTTTGGATGTAGCAATACCGTATTTCAGTAGTTCAGACAAGTCACCTTGTCCGTTCAATGCTCTCTTTTCGTAATAAGAACACAACCGTTGACACTCGTCAATGGTTTGTTCCAACTCCAAAAAGTTCATTCGATCGATCTCTTTGTCCTCAACTTTACACAAATTGTAGAGTTCGGCATTAAGATCAAAGTCGCAGGTGTATCCTACTGCATTGAGGTCTGCAACAAGTTTGCTGCAATCCCCATAGGTACAATCCATCCCCGAATGTTTATCGAGGATGGACTGTACGTGAGTAGGAATCAGTTCCGGGTATTCAAATAGATCAAGGTGCATAATACACTGATGCGATTTGAACACCCTTGTCGGTGTAGTTGAAAAATGTCTTGTTGAAACACGAATCGGGTTGATCCGATTCGTATCCAAGCCACTTGAGGTTGTCTTCAAAGAAAGCAAATTGCTTCTTTGAATTAACTACAAAGTGAACACTGACGCTGATATCTTCAAGACGGTTGGCCACACTAACCAATTCAGCAGTAGAACTGGTGCTATCCGGAAGGATTTGTTCCCGGACAACTTTGGTTTCAACTGGTTGCGGAAAGATCTTGGGATCGACTTCGATACCGAAGATATATCCAAAACCAAAACCTACGAAAAGGACGATGAAAATTTGAGTGTAAGACATGGGAAAAAGGATTAAAAGATGAAAGAAAGGGAAAAGAAAAGGGGAAGCGGTTAGACTTCCCCCAGTGAATTACCAAGGCAGATCTGGATTGGGGTCATAAACCCTATCCAGTTGTTGGTCATTGAAGAACTGAGCCATATCTCCGTTCAAAGAAACGAAAGATCGACCGTTCAACGCATTGTATTTATCTACTAATGCGTTGTATTTCTCAACGGTTGAACGATCTCTCCGCATAAACATTTTTAGAATGTTTTGCAGATGATTGACATCTGTAATCTCATTGACGTTGAGCTTACGGTTGTCGCGGGTTGTCCAGTATTGACCATTATATTCTTCTTCGGTCAACACCGTCAACAGACGAGTGCTTCCGTAAAGAATTTCTACGGCTTTGAGAACTTCAGCCATAGAACGATCGGTTACAACACGGTGGAACACACGACCACTGTTGTTGCAAACTACATAAAACTTTTGCATAGAAATTGAATTGAAAGGGTGAAAAATGTATATGTAATACCTTTTGTAAAGGCAAAACAATTCAAAAAAATTACCTCGTACCGTTCTACGAGGATTAACGTAAGGTGTTTTCCCCTTTTAATCTCCAATCAATCTTGTTACTCAAACGGTTTCACAAAACTTTTCATGGGTTGATGAATCCCTCGGTACTACCATACCTACGTAGGAGTAATAATCCTAACGAGTAATCACCTCGTTTTTAGTCAACCCACTGGTAGATAGATTGACAACGGAATTCAAAAACAAAAAGTGAAGAGGGCTGCAGAGTGATTACTGCTTTCACATGGCGTTTATGGAACAATTTACCCTCTTCGAGTTAGGACGCCGCCTCCAATGAGGCTCAAGTATATCCGCTGTTTACCGAAGTGTACATCGAGGTACAGGATAGGTAACTACTAACTATTGCAATTGCTTACAACAGTATTCCAAGACGGCTGGAACAACTCCCCTCTGCACTCAGTTGTAATATATATCCAATGACTACATGGACTGTCTGCTTATTGTATTACTACAATTACATATATTACAACTGCTCACCCTTGGGAAGTGAGAATGGTGCATTAAAGTGTACCTCTGCCTTACAACCGTAATAGATAAACTACCACAGCTGTAACACAAAGGTACTAAGATTTGCCACTTCATACCAGTGTTTTATACCATTCCGAGGCTTTCCTCGTTATGGTTGCCACAAAGATACAAATTTAACCCAATGGGATGGTAAGTTTTGGTTAAGAAAAAATGTTGTATTTAACGGCGTACAACTTGCCGTTGGAAGAGGATACCATGTAGTAATTCCCTTCGGAATCTACACGGGTTTGACCCTCAAATTGAGGATCAATAAGATTTGCATATTCTTCCGAAGGAATATGTATGCAATCGGATAATTCTATACGCATTAGAACGAATTTTAGGAGTGAAGAAATAAAAAATTGTACAGGTAAGAAGCTCTCTAAGAACCCTGTACATGTCCACTTTGGATTCTACCAGTTAAAACACCGGACGCAAAATGCAACGGTAAACAAACAACTGGTGTGGATCTTTGTTCCTTCTCTTGGCTTTTGGCCTCAATTAAAGCGTAGAACAAACGCTTGATTATCCCCTATGATGTTCAGGGTAACCTTTAGGATTTTTACAAACACTCGGATACTTGCTTCAAGTCAAGTAAGTGGAAAAAATACCACCATTTCACCGCAGTGTATATCTCCTATCCATGAAGAAATAAAGCCCCCTACCGATTAAGGTAAGGGGCTTGTAGTCAAGAAATTACGTTAAAATACCAAGATCCGGTAATAACCGAACCGTCTTGGCAGTGGTTCGGCCACTCGTCTTCCGGGTCGAGATACCATACTGCATATTGAGTGATGGTCTTTCCCATAAACGAAATAGAATCGTACCTTTCGGTACTAATCAATTTAAACCCTGTTTCCTCTACCCATTTCTGGGCTTCGGAAACAGTTGAGAAATTGTCTTCGGTTCCTAGGAAATCTTGGTAAAACTTCTCCAACTCCCGACCAATGGTCAGGAAAGGGATATGGAATTTAGGAACAACCGCTTTCGCGGTTTTTGCCCATTTGTTCCATGTTTCTATTGGTTCCCACCCGGACATTGGACGGATTAAATGTCCGTCCCGGTTCAGGTACACACCGGCAATGTGTACAAAATTGTCCGGAACTTGCTGAAAAAACACGGCATAATTGCCGTTTTTAGTAGCAACGGTTTTAATAAACTTCATCATAGTTGTAAGTGGAATACTACGGTTTGCCTTCCGCGTGGAATACCACGATCTAATTGTTGTGCCTACTCTTTAGATTTTCGGCTATCTCTCACCTGTTTATAGTCTGTGTGGAGACTGTGTTTTACACCTAAAACTTCAATAATAACGCCTAAGTTATTACCAAAGAAAAACTGGTGCCCTCAACAACTTGGGAAGTTATTAAGTTTTTACACATACTTACTGCGGCGCCTGTGTTATGGCAGTAACCGTATCTTTTATTATAGTGAGTATGTATCTCACTGGGGTCTGGTCCTACAAAGATAGGAACCAGACCCAGAAGATGGTAGCCAAGGTATAAACCAAGGCTACCAACGCTGCAACAATTTTGAAGCGCATAGGAAACGGTTGAAAGTTAGGAAAGTTTGTTTTTTCTTGCTTGGTGTTCAGCAGCTTTTTTAATTACTACCGAACCTTCTTCTTTTTCAAGAATAGATTCGGCAATGGCTGCTGCTTGACGAACAGAATACGCTCTTGTCGTATCAATCCATTCGCCGTTTGTGTTGAAGTGTTCTACAAGGTACATAACAAAAAAGTTAATCCGCCTTTGGCTGGAAGTTAAAGAATGAGGTTAATGGTTCCCGTATGCAGAGTCGAACTGCTACACCCGTTACGGGAAAAAACTACGGTTTGACGTAACCGGTACGCTACAACGTAACCGAGTTACGATTGTAGGATTGGGAAAGAGGGCCGCCGTTTGGCAGCCCCCCCCCTCAAATTGCGGATTCGAGGTTTTCTATGTTGATTGGAGCGGCTTCCGCCTCTTCCACCTCAAACATTGAGAGGTTGAGGACCTTGTTCTCGAACCCGGGAAGCTCCAGCTTCCAGTTGATCAGATCCCCGTTGTTGTCAACTTCGGCCCACGCTTGGTATTCACCATCACGCTGCCATTCGGTCGTGGTGTTCCACGTCATACCAACGGTTGACGCTTCCCCTGCCTTTGTCAACACGGTCAAAATGACCACGTGGTAAGGCTTCTGGTTGTGTGCCGAAGTTTTCGTCTTGGCCAGACGTTCCAGTTTGCAGGGGATTGTTCCCCCGCTTACGGTAACCTCTACACCTGCTGCGGTGTAGGTGCGGGTTTCCCGCTTGAATTTCGGTGAAAGTGCCATCGTTGTAAATTTTTGATGGTTTGAAAATAGGATTAACGCACGGGGGTGTATCCCCGCTCTTCGTCAAGGGGGGGGTATGTGTGGGAAGGCCACATCCCTAACTCACCAAAAATATTTTCCAAAAAATTATTTTGGCAACGGGCTATAAAAAATTCCAAAAAAATTTTTGAAAAAAAATTCCAGAATGCAACCTTTGTTTACCGGATATCGTTTATATTTGCATCAGAGTACCGATCCACCAAGGATTCATATCGTTCGTAACGCAATACAGACCTTGGTTCTCGGCAGCAAGAAGTCCATACCGGGATATACTGGATACATAATGGATAGGAGGCTGTAAGGTTGACATTGGGGGATTCTACGGGAGAGAACATGTGCCATGGGTAAACGGCTTTTGGAGTTCTCTTGGAGGTGAGGTGTCAAACACGAACGTACGGCGTAGATGAAACCAGTCAACTATCTTGGGTGCTACGACCCTAATCTGCGAAGGAAATTCGTGGACAGGGGGATAGAGTATTTAAAAATCAACACTTGTAAATAAATACTTAGTATGTTGTATTTGAACTTGACGGAGGGTAAGACCCGGATTACTACGAAGAAAGATATGAAGAAGGTGAAGCCGAGGACTATGTTCCGGGTATTGTTGGATCTTTTGGATACGGGATTGAATGCTAATGAGTTAGAAGTATTGTCTTATATAATGGCTGAACCGGAGAGAGTTTGGACGTTAGCTAATGGTGGTGATGAGTTTTTCATGGCTGCTTTGGATTGTAAGAGGAGTACGGTTGTGAATGCAAAGAATGTATTGATTGACGAGGGTATTATAGAGGTAAGTGAGAACAAGAGGGAATTTTGGTTGAGTGAGAAGTGGAAGATATTGGCTACTGGGATATTGAAGAGGGGGAGTGTGGAGTTTGGGATGTGTTTTGATTTCAGTGAGCAATGAGTGCCGAGGAGTTTCTTTGGTATATACGGTATTTCAACGAGAGGCATAGGTATAAGCCGAGAGTATTATATATAGGTGTACAAGGATATAAGAGGTTAATAAAGGATCTTGGTTTACCGGACGGATATTGGGATGGTATAGAGATTATAGAAACGGATGTAGAACAAATTATATGGGTATGAAGAAGAGTGTAAAGGAGGAGGTTATCAAGCAATTTTGGAAATCGGTGTATGTGGTATTGAGAGATCGGTATGCGGTAAAGGGTGGGATAGTGATACCCAACTTTTGTTCAATTAAACCGAATACATTAGCAATAGAGAAGAGGAAAGACGATCCGACAAAGACAGTAGAGTATAGGTTGTTTTTAGAGGACTGGGGAGAGAATGTAAAGAAGATGAAAAGGAAAAATCCAAGAAAGACGGATATAGAGGTATTGGACAAGGAAGAGGTAATAAACAGATATGGCAGCATAGAGGGTTGGTATAAGAACCCGGATGGAAAGTATGAGAGAAGAATGAAACGAACGAAAAAACGAAATTCAGATGACGTTCAATGATTTTGTAAAAAACCCGCACAAGAAGGAAATTGTTTCTTATCCCTCTGTTTCCAAGATGGACAGTGGGTTGTTGGTATCTTCGGAAGAGCGTGAGGCTATCCGCATCAAGGAATTGCAGGAACAACACGATAAAGAGGTTGCCGAATCGAAGGCTTACAATGAATCGATTGGTACTGTTGATCCTTTGTATGGGGCGTTTAAGCCACTTAACGGGGTATTGGTAAGAGTGTTTACACCGGAGATCCCGGAGATTAAGGAAGGTTCTCTTCTTTTGATGAATGGCCCCAAGAAAATCGTGAGTGAGACAAAGGCTGGTGTGGGGACCAAGAGTGTAGAGAGCGAGTATGACAAATTTAGTCGGAAGGCATTTGTTGTTTCTTCCAATGTGAACAGTATTCCCAGCGGATCTATTGTTCAGTTGTCATCGGTGGTTATCACTCCGAGGTATTTACCGGCAGCAGAAGCGTTCTTCTTTGAGTATGCGTTTACCCATTGGAGTGTCGATGAAGTTCCGCCGAGGAATTACACCAATCGTCACTTTGGGTATTTCCTTGTACCCCCGCACTTGATACAATGTTTGATCGAAGAATGATTTTTGCAGCAGCTGTGGGAGCAGCTGTTGTTTTTTTGTTGATGTTCGATGGTTGTGGTAAGACCACGGTTGTTGATCGGTATGTGGATCGGATCAAAAGTGATACGGTCAGAACGAGTGACACGGTGATCATCAAGAAAAGGTACAGGGACACGGTGGTCATCAACACAACGGATTCGATACCGGTTGTTTATTGGGACACGGTGTACAAGGACAGTGTGAGTTGGTATGTGGTCAATTATTCGGACAGTATGGTAAACATTGACAACGAGATATTGGCCGGTGGAAAGGTGTATGAAACAAAGTTTTGGTACAACATTTCTGTTCCGGAGAGGGTTATTACGAATACAACAACTGTAACCAACACGGAAACTGTATTGGCTTACAGGAAAGGTCTGTATTTTGGATTTGGTGTCGGTTATCCGATGTCTATTGGAGCTGCAATTGGTTGGCAGTTCAAAGATGGGTCTTTTTTATTGGGACAAAAGGATTTTTTGAACAAGGAAACGTTCAATGTATGTTTGGTTACTCCGGTTTTCAGAAGGTAAAATGGTATTTGGAAGGAAACTTTTATTACTTCTTTCGAGCATTTTTTCCTTCCAAAAGAAAGATCGCAATGGACAAAACAAAACTGGTGGAAAGAAAATCCCCATTTTGTCTGACACAAAAGAGTTGCATCAACTGTGGATGCAAGATACCCCAAGTGTTTTATTCATCCAAACCGTGCGAAAACGGTTGCTACGATTGAGTTATGCAGTTCAACATCGAAGTAAAGGAGGGATCCAAAACGATGCATGTGTACGAACACGACAGCGATATAATCAAGGCTGACGTTAGTTGTGGGTGTATGGAGATTATCAATATCAACAGCGGTAATTTGGTATTTACTTTTAGAGCACCCAAGATTGAAAAAGCTACAAAAGAATATCATTTGTACAAAGGACATTTGGATGTGTCCAAGACGATCAAGATTACGGACAAGAGTGGAAAGAAAACTTTACAAATAAATGCCAAGGTCTATGAAAATCAGTAAGAACTTCGACATTCGTGAGTTGGTTCCCAAAGAAATCTGGGATGTTTACGGAGAAAAGTCTGTGTGGTTTATTGATCCGAGGACTATATCATTCCTTCAAGAATTGAGGGATATACTGGAAGAGTTGTATCCGGGAAGAATAAGTGTCAATGTAAACACGTGGTACAATGGTGGCAGCAGAACCAAGTCTGGTTATCGGATGCCGAATGAAGAATTGGGAGCCAAGTTTTCTCAACACAAATTTGGTAGAGCGGTTGATATACAGGTGTTTATTATGAACGGTGCAAATCGTTCACAGATGAATCCAGTAGAAGTCAACAGAATTATTTTCAACCACGAGAAACGACTGATGGACAAAGGGCTTACAACGGTTGAGAATGTAGAGTTTACCAAAACTTGGAACCATTTGGATTGTAGGCCGACCAATATGACCAAGTTGCTTATTGTGAATCCATGATCAACGTATCCAAGGTATTTGACATTGAGAACAGTTTTTGGGATCAGAATCCTCACATGAAGATACTGGAACCATTTTCTCGATTGTTCAAACGCGATAAATCCAAGAACGCCACAAACTCCTCTAAGGAGATGTGGTGTATCTTTTTATATCAAGACCCACATCCTTCCAAGAATCCGTTGTACAACTTACCGCCGGAAGATAGGAAGGAGCAGATCAAGGATGGGTTTTATCCTATTGACTGGGAGGACAAGGATATAAAGGTGTGTATGGAAGCGTGGACAGAGAAGTGTTTGACTGACGTGGAGAGAAATTTCAAGGGATGGAGGGACAAGTTGGTTGAACGGGATAAATTCCTTGCTTCTCAACCGTATGACTTGGACAACGGAGATGCATTAGACAGGATGTTGAGCAACACCAAAAAGTTGTGGGATGCTTATAAATCGGCTAGGGACGAGATGTTGCAAGAGGAAAACAAACTGGTTGGAAAGGGACAGAGGAAGATGACTGTTTCTGAAAAAGCTGTTCTATAATGGAACACAAATGGTCGGTTACAGATCTTGAAAAAAAGATGTGGGTTCGCATTGAGAATGCGGACAACTGGAAGATACAGGAATTGCCGAGGCTGCATCCGTCTTCACCCAAGTATATCAACTTATGGCAGCAGTATTCGAGGTGGTGTATAGAGGGATTTTGGAACAATGACTTTGGTTATTGGAGGTTTATGCCGCCCAAGTTGTTCTTCTATATCAACTTTTGGATAATGGTCAGGGACGATGGGGAAAAGGTATCTACAAAGGCTAAGCCGATGTTGAGGGATGTGGATTGGGAGATAGCTTATATGTTCCTTGTTGCCAAAGGATTCAGTGGATTTGAAGAAGACGATGATACCAATTGCCACTTGGATTTACAGAGGGCGTGGAAGGGGGAAGTACCAAAGGATAAATTGCATTCTTCGTGTATCAAGTTGAACGGAGAACTCAAGCGTTGGGAAGATCCGTTGGAGTATTGCAGAAGGTTACACGATAGAAATATGGGTAAAGCATTGTATCTCAATGCACCTAAGAATGCAATGTTGTTTGGAGCACGTTCATCAGGTAAGACTTATACGGTGTCTGCTTTTGCTTTACATGAGATACTCTTTTGTGGTGAAACAAGCTACGATGAGTATTTGATGAAAAAGAGGAATCAGAACCAAGAAGAAGCGGGAGTATGTATCGGTGCATCGAATACCGGTAAATCTTCGCAGTTCTTTAAGTACATGGAAGAACAGATGCGACAGTTTGCTATCAATTCTGAATTGGGGGTATGGGGAAAAGTAGGGGACGAAGACTATGAACCGTGTCCATTCTTTAGGAATATGGCCGGGGAAACAAAACCGAACAACGCTAAATCCCCGTGGAGGGAACAGGTGTTGGTCAAGGGTTCCAACGGCATTGATGTAAACATTGGATCCGGATCTTTTGCCAAACACGTGAACTACAAAGATGACGCTGAAGCCGCTGCTTCTGGTCGTTACAACTATAATATCATTGAAGAAATCGGTTTGTTGGAAGATGCACCGGTTGCTTGGTCATCCAATGAATTTACGGTCAAGCGTGGTGCTAGGAAAACAGGTACTCTGGTAGGTCTTGGTACATCCGGTGACATTGAAAAGGTAGAGGGTGCTAAACAGATATTCTTGCATCCAAGTGACTATGACTTGGTGTCTTATGCGGATGTATTGGAGAATACGGGACAGATGGGTAGGACGGGATTGTTTTTACCAGCATATATGATCGATATGTCCTTTAAGGACAAGAACGGAAACACGGATATAGAGGCGGCAAAGAAAGCGGCATGGGAAAAGTTGGAAAAACTAAAAGACAACCCGGTAGGATATAGAGCAGCTTGTATGCACTCACCACTGTTGATCAGCCATATGTGGATTACTTCTGGTGGAAACTTTCTGCCCAGAGAAGAAGCAAGGGCTAGGGAAAAGGAGTTGTTGAAAAAGAATGCGTGGAGAGATTTGGGTAAACCGGTTAAACTGGTGTGGGATCAAGCAGCACCGAGGGGTGTAAGAGCAGATTTTGATTTTAACCTTACTCCGATCATTTCTCCATTTGTGGATGGAGCGGACAAATTGGACAAGAGAGAGGGGTGTGTGGTGATATATAAGGAACCGGAATTTTTTGATATGAAGAAGAAAGACTTGTACTATATTGTACATGACCCGTACGTATCCAGTACCGGTGGTGAATCATTGGGAGCTACCTATGTGTTTGCCAATCCCAAGTATTTACCCGAAGGACATCCGGGGAATACACTGATGGCTAGTTATATCGGTAAACCAGAAACATTGGACAAGTACAACGAGAACTTGGAAAAACTTGTCCAATACTACGGCAATCCGATGGGTGGGTTGTGGTACGAAGCAAACAGAGGTGAGAACGTAAGACACTGGTTTATAAAGAAGAACAAGCAATATGTGTTATCTGTAAGACCTACATCGATCAAAGGATCGAGAATTTATGAGGCAAAGACTTCTGAACACGGTTATCTTGTGGGCAATAAAATGGCCAAAATCAATTTGGTTCAGTATTTGAACGATTGGTTATTGGAGGAAACGGAATTGTCGGACGGAAAGAAAAGAAACATAGAGCGGCTTCCGTGTCTTTATACTGTCAGACAGATAGCAATGTTTGACATCAACGATGATGAAAACTATGACGGTGTTTCAGCATTGATGGGATTACCGTTGGCATTGAAGGAGCAAGAAGTCATTGTACAGAAAGAAATAAACAACAAAAACCCTCTAACTTTTTTATCAAATAATGGTAGGATTTTCAAACAACACGGACACCCGTCCGGTTACAGCGTTAAGCCTCAAGGTTTCGGAAAAGGAAAAATACGATAACAACAATGAGTGGTTCAAGCGGTATGTGAGATATACTGTTCCCACTTTGACGTTTATCATTCGTGAGTACGAAAAACTCAAACGCTGCTATGATCTGGTGAACAACAACATCAACGGATTCAAGGAAGAGTTCAAACGCTTCTGTGATCCTCTTGGTGAATTGGATTCTGTTGCAATCGAGGAAGAGATCCTTCCCTTCAACATGATCCACAACAAGATCAACATCTTTCGGGATGGTGCTATCAAACGCCGTCCTCGTCACCATGTGGTTTCTATTACCTCTGATGAAATCAAGAACAAAACGGAGGAGTACAAAGCCTTTGTTCAGAAGAAGGTGATGGAACAGATGATGCAGATGATCGATATAGCCAAGATGCCACCGGAACAACAGGAACAAGCAAAACAAGAATTTTTGCAACAGAATTTACCGGAAGGATTTGGCATCAGCAATTTTAGAACTGCTTGGGAACGTTTTTATGAGCGTGTACTCAAGTGGGCTGAATTGACGATGGAGATCAAAGACAAGAAGGTAGAAACGATGGACGACATAGTTATTGCCGACCGTTGTATTCTGTATGTTGGATGGAGGGGCGATAAACCGGTGATTGAGGTTTGCAACCCTTTGTTCACGGGATTTCACAAAAGCCCCAACGAGAAATGGATCCAAAAGGGTGACTATGTGTACACCACTCGTTCTATTACGGCAGTGGATGTGATCACCGAGTATGGCGATAAACTTACGGAGGAAGAGATGCAGCGTCTTGGTTTGTATGCTAATGGACCGACCATTGCAGACCCACGTTTTGATGTTCGTGGAGGAAATGCAGTACCGGTCAGATCGGACTGGGATGAGTTGTTGTACAGAGAGAATTGGCCGGGGGAAGCAAACGCATCTAAGTTTGTGGGTACACACATGACCCAAGCGGGTACTATCAGGGATAGATACCGTTCGTTGATTTGGTGTACGCATATTGAGTTCAAAGCATTCCGGGAGGTGTACTTCCTCAATTACATCGATGAATACGGCAAAACCATTACCGAGGTGTTGTCCGAGGATTTCAAGATTCCCAAGGATGCAAAGAAGTCAACGGCTATCAAACACGGGGAAGAAATTGAAATATGGGAATGGACGGAAGGTGAAACGGCATATATTTTGGAGCGGTTGTGGATTCCGTGGAAGTATGAGCTTACCCGATTGATGGGAGATGTATATGTGAATTGCAGAGAAGTTCCAAACCAAACAGTGGATGTAAACGATCCTTATGGAAAGTTTGAATTGTCCTATAAAGGACGAGTGTTCAGTGACCGTAACTCTGAAAGCGTTTCTCTTGTTGAAAGGGCTATCCCTTACCAGTTCCAAGCGTTTTATATCAACCACGTGATCAACCGTGAATTGGCCAAGTACAAGGGTTTTGTACAGGATGTGGACGTGGATCAGATTCCGGATGGACTGGGTCAAGACTTTGAAGGAAACCAGATCCGAGACAAGTTCTCGGTGTGGTTGACGTATCTCAAAAAAGAAGGCTACAACTTCTTCTCTGGCTCACAAAACAGCTTTGGTGGTCTTCCCCCTTCTACTCGTTCTCCGGGCAGCAATGGTTATTTCTTGGGAAGTGCAGATCAACTGTTTGCTCTCAAACGGCTGTTGGATTATGTGAACACCGAGATTTCATTGGCTATGGGTCTTTCTCCACAGAGGGAAGCACAAGCCAACCAACAGTTGACTGCAACGGACAACGAAAGAAATGCTGCTGCTTCTTATGCTATTACGGAGTATTTCTTTGACCAACACGAAGAAGTGTGGGCACACGTACTCAATTCGTTCTTGAATAATTTCAGACACTACTACAGACAAAAGATTGCAGAAGACAACAGCAAAGAGTATTTCCTGTCGTATGTAATGCCGGACGGAACACAAGAATTGTTTGCGGTAACTCCGGAAATATTGGATCACGAAGGTGTTGGACTGTTTGTCAAAACCGGTTCGAGTGAACAGGAGTATAGACAGATGATGATTCAGTCGGTGTTTGCAATAGCTCAAAATGCTGGACAAGGAGCATCAACGGTAAGTGAATTGATCAAGATGATTACGGAGGGTGAAACTCCAGATACCATTCATAGAAAACTGTTGCTTCTCGAAGAAAAGCAGCAGAAGCGTCAAGAAGAAATGCAAAAAGCACAAATGGAATCCCAAGAAAAAATGGTGCAGATGCAGGTTGAATCCAGAGAGGATCAGCAGAAACACGAAATCGATAAAATCATTATCGCTGAACAACTCCGCAAAGATCGGGAGATGGAACTCAAAGTTTTGGATACATACAAATTCCAAGAGAATTTGAACATGGACAAAGACGGAGTACCCGATCAATTGGAAGCATTGAAGGTCTATCAGCAGATGGAAAACGACAAAAGGAAACTGGATCAAGTAGATAAAAAACTGGAATTGGAAAGAGAAAAGATTCATAAAATGTTGAGCAAAAACACTAAATAAAAAGTGTTCTTTTCAGATGTTTTGTGTAACCGTCAAAAACGGATATAAGTTTTAAAAAGCGTATTGCAATAGATACAAAGCAAAGGTAATTTTGTGTAGATTTTTTAACGAAACCAACGGATAATGGACATCAATTTTAGCCTTGAAGATTTTGTTCCAGAAGATTCAGCTCTGGACAATTCTTTGATCGAACAAGATGAAAAACCGGATCAAGAACAGCAGCAAGAAGAAACGACAGAAAGTACTGTTGATTCTCCGATGCAACAAGAAACGGATGATGAACCGGATGCACAAGCAGCATTTGAAACGTTCAAACGACTGGGAGTAATAGACGAAGACAAGTTCGATGGAACTTTTGAATCTATTCAAACTGCTCTTGAAGAACGCGAACAGAATAGAACTGCTGAAGTAGCCAATGCTTTTATTGAACAAGCTCCGGAGATGTACAGAAAGTTGTTGCAACTGGTGTACAACGAACTGGAAGACAACGATGGAGAGGTGAGTGTAGATAAGCTCCAAGAGTTTGTAGATGCGTTCAAAGAAGACACAAGTACTGTACGCATCAAAGACGAAGATGATGCACGGGAATTTCTTGAAAAGGTATATAGTGAAAAAGGAATGCGTCGTGCTGCTATCAAAGCACAACTCGATGATCTGGAAATGGATGACGAGTTGATCAACGAGGCAAAGAAGGAAATGAAGGTGCATGAAGAAAGAAGGCAGAATGAATTGCTCGAACAACAGGAAAAACGTTATAGGGAGATAGAGCAGAAACGAGAAGTGTTTATGCAGCATCTCGAAAAAGAGTTTGAAGGAAGCGGATGGCAGCCACAACGAGTAAACATTGTAAAGCATACGCTTTCTCAAACCAAAGATATTATGGCAAAAGTGAGCAGTTCTCCCAAAGCAGTTATGCAATTTGCGGATTTCCTTTCCCACTATAAGAATGGAGAGTTTGACATTGAATCGTACTCTAAACAAGCTGCATCCAAACAGGTGCAGCAGTTCAAAGACAATATAGTAAAAAGTTCGTTTAGGAACAAAACCACTGATAAGAGACCGGGAACTGTCGGTGGAACGCTTCTCAAAGATTTCATACCAGTTTAAACTTTAATTTTTTACCATGACCAACAGACTAACCGCTTTGGTAACGGTTGATCGCGGACCGTACGGTGGCAGTTCTTGGGACTATGTTCAATATGCGAACATGTTCAAGACCTATGAACCGTTTAAGTTCGGCGTGAAAACCGCACAACTTTTCTCGTCCGACCCTGCGTCCGAGATTGTAAACAAGAAATTCACCTACATGACGATTGCCCAAGGCAACGTCTATGTTATTGACGGTGGAAAAGACGAATACGAATGGGAAATGGTGGGTAACGCTTATGTTCCTGCTACCATTACTCAAGACCTGTTGGGAGCAAACACTCAACCCGGTAAAGGTTGCAGCCGTTTCAAAATTGCTCTTGACAAGCCGTGGTATCACGAACCCGTGTTGTTGAAGACGGAAGATGCGAATGCTCCCCTTCTCCGTATCATTGGTCACTCCCGTCCCCTTGGCAACATGTCGTGGGAATACGAAGTGGAACTCCAAACGTCCGATCCGTTGGATTACATTTCTCCCGATGTTCTGCAACCCGGTCGTGTGGTGTTTGACGTTGCTACCTCTGTGACGGACAACCTCAACTACAAAGCCGGTGGAGACCAATACGCTCAGATGTTCAAACTCCGTTCGGTGGTGGGCAACGTTGCTCGTAAACTGGAAGTGGATGACAAAACCATCCGTGCTGAAATTGCTGCTCGTAAGAAATCCAACAAGTTTGCTGGTCCTTCGGGTTATGAAGGTGTTGGTGTAGGCTATGTGTTTACCCAAGACTTTGTGAATCCCAAGACGATGCAGAAAGTTCAACAAGGTGTGTTCATTACCCAGGCTGAAGCTCGTCTTCTGAATTTGGTAGAACGCGACCGTGAAATGTTGATGGAATTTGGTCGTACCCAAACCACGATCGATCCGGATACCGGTACTTCCTTGAAAGTTGCACCCGGTTGGCGTCAGATTGTCCAAGACGGACACTATATGATGCACAACGGTTCGCTTTCTTTGGACAGCATCTTCCAGTATCTTGACACGATCTTCTTCGGTCGTACCATGTTCTCGGATCGTCACATTCGTATTGCTACCGGTTCTGCTGGTGCTCTTCTCTTGGGTCGTTTGCTGCAACAGGAATACGGTTCGGTGTTGACGGTTGACACGATGTTGATCAACAAGACCAAGTCCGAGTTCCACAGCAATGCAATGGAAGTTGGTCGTCAATTTACCAAGTGGTTGGCTCCCAACGGAATTGTGGTCGAACTGCTGTACGATCCCATCAAGGACAACAAGGCTATCTTCCCGCAATTGGCTCCCGGTTCCAACTATCCCATCGAATCGTTCTGCATGGATATTTTTGACTTCGGTAAAACGGATCAGAAAGCCTCCGGTTCCAGCCGTGATGAAAACATTACGATGGTGATGCAGGACGGAGTAGAAAGCTACTACACGGTGTCCAATGTGTACGACTTTGAAACCGGTGCAGAAAAATCCGGTGGCAATGTGTACGCGGAGAACAAGAAAGCAAAAATTGTTCGTGAAATGTCGGGTTCGCTTTGTGTGTGGGATACCTCCCGTGTGGGTCGTATCGAATACGTCCCCGACACCACCTATTGATCGAATTGAAACGGAGGGGGTATAAAAGTATATCCCCTCCACTTTTTTGAATGCACGAAAAACGCAGAATACCATGAGCCTTACAAAAACAATTTACGTTTCCATTGCTCCCAGAACAACCGATCCACAGGGTCGTGGAGCATTCAGTATGTCCTACAAAGATTCCTTTGGCAACGATGTTCGTCACCCATTGGATATAACGAGGGATACAAGGGGTCAAGCAATTGTACTCCAGTTTGCTCCCAACCACAACAAGGGAAAGTACATGACCGGGTTGGAAGAAGAAATAACCAATCCGTGGTACAACGAAAGCGGAAACGTGTATGTAAGCGGAAAGAACAACTGGCCAGAAGACATGATGAAAAACATTGTAAAACGCCAGTATATCACCAAACAGATGTGGCTTGAAATCAAGTTCGATCAAGTGCCCGGAACACTGAAATCGGATTTGACCATTCAATCGGTGAGGGATGCGATCAATGCCTACAAGAACCGTCAACCGACGATGATCGAAGGCTTTGAATTGTTTATCTATCCCGGCAAATTGAATGTCTTCAAAGACGATTCTCTTCGTGGTGCTTTGGCTATTCAGCTGTGTGAAAACAGCAAACTGGTAGCCAAGTCCAAAGATGAAATCCGTCCCGGAACGACCAAAGCCTACATCTCGATGGAGAACGAAGAAGTGGAAGAACGGTTCAAAAAAGAACAACTGGTTGACGAAGCTATTTCGTTGTTGTCCACGGTGTCAAAGAAGAACAAAGGAAAAGACCTTTACAAGATTGCAGTTGTATTGACCAACAAGACTACTGGATCTTCGCTTATTACCGGTGATGTTTCCAACGAAGCGGTATATGGTGCAGTGAGGGCTTTCATCAATTCTTCCAAGAGAGAACAGTCGGAGAACATCAGGAAGTTCAACGAGGTTACAAACCTTTGTGGTACTGCTGCTACCCGTTCACGTTTTGAAGCTATGTATGCGATCAAACAAGCGTTGAATGCTGGTATCTTCAGAGCAGACAAAGGGTTTATTTGGTGGCCTTCCAAGTCCGATATTCCTCAATGGCACAAGTTGGGACAAGAACAAGATGTGATTTCGTTCTTTACCAGTGAGTTTGAAGCGTACAATCCAAAGAAGCAAGATGGACCTACCAATGCTTGGAAGGATCTGAAAGAAGAGCTATCGAACAAAAAAGTGGAAATTGCGTAAATGAACATTGACGAAATGCACTTTGAGGTAAAGTTCCGTGCAAACAAACTTGACACACAAGTTTTACGGGACCTTCCTCCTGCACATATAGACAGAGCAATAAATGCTGCTACAACGGAATACGTTGAAGGCTTTTACTCTGGTCGGTCTATATTGGCGCAGAACATAGCTTTTGAGGTTACGCAACAAAGAACGGACATGTTGTCCACTTTGGTAGTCAAGAATCCGGAACAACCGGATTTGGCTCCTGTAAACTTTGATGCAACACTGAATGCTTATGAAGTGCCGTTTTCTAATTTGGCATTTCCGTATGTCCACATACTGAGAGTGTATGTGTTCACCGATTGTAATGGAGTATCTCTTACAAACGTCCAGTTGGTTCAACACGATGACTTGAACGTGGTTTTGGTAGATCCTCTCAGAAAGCCGTCCTTGAAGTGGAGAAGGTGCATTGGTGCTATTGGAAAAACGAACAACAATATCGGAGAGAGTTCTTTGTACGTTTACACGGATGGATTGTATGCAGTGACTTCTGTCCGTATAGAATACATAAAGAAACCGGTCGTTGTGTATTACGGCGGATATAATTCACTTGATGGATTATATACTGTCGGCGACCCACAAGTAAATTCCGATCTACCTGAGCAATATCACTCGCTGCTTGTGGATATGACGGTACAGAATCTTTATCGTACTTTGTTGGTTGAACAAGGAGTTCAAATCAACACAAAACCAGTTTAATTATGCCAACGACTAAAAAAACCACATTCCTGCAAAAGGATTGCTTCATTGTGGCTGGAAACACACAAACGGCATTTCCTAGTGGAAACCTTGTTACTACCGGTACTAACTTAAACATCGGCAACGGATTTATTTCTGCTGTTTGTTCGTCTTCCGATAGTCCTACTCGTGCTTACTATCAGCACATCCAAAACGGTGATACCTACAACACGGTTCCTTCGATTTATGTTGTTCAAGGAACTCCTGCTTCTGCAGACCTTGCTTTGGCTGGAAGATTTGGTTTCGGTGATCCCCCGGTTGTAAAGTCTGATTCGATCATTGGTGATCGTATTCGCAGCGTGTCCACGACTTACCCCAACGTAGGTTCGTTCAATGCTGTCAGCGTTACCTCGGTTGCTACTCCGACCAACAACACCAATTATGCTGCTTCCGTGGTTATGCGTGGAAGCCGTCAACACACCTACTATGGTCAAGTGTTGGACGATCGTCAGTATGCTTCGTTTGTTACCCCCAACTACACTACGCTGGGTTACACGGCTACCCAAGCCAAGAGCCACATGCTGCACAATGTAGCCGGTAAATTGGCTATGTTTTCCAAACTGTGGTCGAATGCTCCCGGTCGTCAGCGTGGTCGTAAGAACTTTGTGGTCTTTGGTGTCAATCTTGCTGGTGGTGTCACCGGTCAAGCACTGGGTACTATTACGGCTACCTCTACGTTTACTTGGGCTACGGTCAACGGAACCAACTTGACGTTTAGCTCCAACTCTGCTTTTGTCCAAACGATTTCTTCTGTTATTGCTACCACGGCATTGACGGCTACTTCGCAAATCGTTCCTATCAACTTGGCTAACCCCATTGCTGCTGCCAACATCATTGACGGCTTTATGGTGGTTGCTTTGGATGAAACGCTGCCCATCGCTTTCACAGATATTCCGACGATGAGAGAGCGTATCATCTTTGGTGTTGAGGGTGGTTTCCGTGCTGCTCTTCCTGTCATCGAAGAAGGTGCTAAAAGCCGTGAGCCGTACAACGTGGGTCGTTTGTTGTGGATGCGTTGGAGAGCCAATGCTGCCATCCAAAACTCTCAACAGAACCAACCCCACGGTGACTTCTTCCCGACCGTTCCGTTGTACTTTACCAATGAGTACTCGGCGCTGTACACGGTCACGGAGATCAAGTACTTTGATGATCTAGAGCCGATGAACACCCATCAAATTGCCGAGAAATCGGTTGTGATGTTGTTCCCTGCTTCTATTACCAACCCGACTGCTACGGCTAACACCTTGGCTGGTGGAGATTACACGTATGCAACTACAAACGCTACGTTGATTGCAGACACCGAAACCATTCTTGGTGACTGGTTGCAAAGCTGCTATACCTACAGCAACTTTACGCTGCACGGTCTGTGTACGACCTCTACGTACTTCTTCTAAGAAACCGTTGACTATGGGGGAGGGGAGGTATATCCTCTCCCCCTATTTTTTTGTATTATGACCATTTCATCCAATCCAACCTGTACCGATATATCCATCCAAACTCCGGATACCGATCTCTTAAATGCTTGGTACACTGGTCAAGAATTGGATGTTGATATTACTTGGTCGCTCAACGATTGTACGGACAACACCGTAAAACTTCCCAATCGTTATCCGTTTGCTGGAACAATTACCAGTTGTTCTTACAACAGCGAAACAGAAACGTTTACTTTTAGGTTGAACATAACGGGAATTACCATATCGAATGTTTCGTTGGTAAGTCTTGTATCATATAACGATATAAATTCTGTATCAGCATTGTCACAGTTGGTTTATCAACTGGTTGTCACTTCTGCACAATTTGTATCGGGTAATCCACAAATAACGTTTAAGATCAAAGATGTAAACGGAAACGAATATACAATTACGTATACGCTTTCTGCAACATCTGAACCTAAGTGTGGAGATATTTCAATAATAGATGTTGATGTTGTTTATCCCGAACTTCCATGTGGTGTCACTTATGATTCCGAGGGAGAAACAATGACGTTTACATACGGATTTTTCTTTGGTGGAGACTGTGAATCTACTGCTGAACTTCCGTGTGGTGTGTACAACATAGCGTTGGAATCAGAATCATCTTGTGTTTTTGTCTGTTGTGATTTGGTTTGTCTTGCCACATCGGCATTTGAACTGAGTGATTTAACGGAAACATTGGATGTATATCAAGCACTGGTTTATCTTAACCAACTTCACGCACAAGGATCTACTTGTGTTGACTGTAATCAGATGGTAGCTATTTACACCTATCTTCGTTCACTTACAAAAACCAATACCAATGCTACCAACTCTGGATGCGGATGTACAGGATTGTCTAAAATGTGAATACGTTAGACGGGTGTATCTGTACGTTGAGGGAAAGAAATACCTTGTTCCTTGTAACGATGATTTGATGATCGAAGCAAGAAACATCAGAAGAGTACTATTTCTTATTGACCAAGGATGCAACTTTAAGTTGTCCCTGTGGAACTATGTACAGTCTCTGATCAAAAAATGGTGCAATAATTTCTCTGGTCCCTGCTACGAATGTACGTAACCCTAAAAATCTTTACCGATCGGTTGGGTGTCCCTGTTTCGATGTTACCGGAGAAATACGCTTTTGATCTTACCGGATACATCAATGGGTTGATTGGTACGGCGTTGAACAATGTCGACCACATCACATTTGACCTTACCCCCGTTACTCCGCCAAGTGAAGGAACTTTGGTGTGGAACAGTGACGATGGGACACTCGACCTCGGTTTGGGTGGCGGTAATGTAGTATTGCAAATAGGACAAGAGAATGTAATCCGGGTAATAAACGGAACAAGTGCCATCTTGACAAAAGCGGCATATAAAGCAGTATGCCATTTAAGTGCTTCCAGTGAGCGTATAAGCGTTCAATTAGCAAGAGCTGACTCTTCATCCACCAAAGATGTGATCGGCCTTGTAATCGAAAATATAAACGTTGGAGGGGAAGGATTTGTGTGTGCTTTTGGAGAAGTGGAAGGAATTGATACAACGGGAACATTGCAAGGGGAAATATGGATGGATGGGGATATAATTTATCTTTCTCCGACAGTATCTGGGGGATTGACAAATATCAAACCAACATCTCCGAATTACAGTGTTGTGGTGGGATATGTAACTTATACCCATGCAACTTTGGGTAAATTGTTTGTCGATCCGTTGGCAGCAAATTCTCTTGGTGACTTATCGGATGTGTACATACCTACTACGCCGTCCAACAACGATGTTCTTACGTGGGTGAGCGCCAATTCAAGGGCTGAATTTCTTCCGGCATCTGGTTCTTCACAAGATCTTTGTTCTGTTCTTACGGTTGGAAATAGCGCTTGTTTGGATATAAATCTCAATCAAAACGATTTGACCAATACCGGTTCTATTGACTTTGATATTACTCCGGCAAACACAATGACTACTGCAAGGTTGCAGTGGAATGATACAAATGGAACTGCAGAACTTGGGTTAAAAGGTGGTAATGTAAACCTTCAAATCGGACAAGAGATTGTTGCAAGAGTAGTCAACAAAACCGGTGTAAATTTATTGCAGTCTGGATACAAAGTTGTAAAAGTATCTGGAGCACAAGGACAACGGTTGGCTATTGATTTTGCTCAAGCCAATACAGGTGCTAATTCAGATGATACTCTTGGTGTTGTAACAGAAGACATAGCAAAAAACCAAGAGGGATTTATTTGTATTCTTGGACAAGTGCATGACATCAATACAACCGGTAGTTTACAAGGTGAAACTTGGGTTGACGGTGATATTCTATATCTTTCACCGACTGTTGCTGGTGGACTTACAAAAGTTTCTCCCATAGCGCCTAACCACAGGGTTGTAGTAGGATATGTAGAATATGCACACGCTATTCACGGAAAGATATATGTACGGGTAGATACTGGTTCTGCTTTACCGGATCTTCACGATGTTCATATTACAACTACTCCGACCAATGGACAATTGTTGACTTACGATAGTGTAAACGCTTATTGGAAACCGTCTTCACCGGCTGCTCTTACAAAAACCGATGATACAAACGTTACGCTTACTCTTACCGGTACACCGACTACTGCATTGTTGCAATCTGTCAATTTGCAACTTGGATGGACGGGTACTCTTGCAGACAGTAGGATAGCTTCTGCCTCTACATGGAACTCAAAAGAACCTGCTATTACTGCCGGTACTACATCTCAATACTGGAGAGGAGATAAAACATGGAAAACGTTTCCAAACGTACCAATTGTTTTATTGAATACCACTGCTGCAACAGTTACCGGTACTACTGCTCAAACCATTGCTCAATCAATCCTTATTCCTGCAAATACATTTGCTCCGGGAGAACTTGTTGAAGTTGTTTGGAGGGTTACAAAAACAACGGCACTTGCAAACGTTGGAACCAGATGCAATATAAATACATCGTTGGCTATAGCCGGTTCTTTGTTGATCAATTCTCAAACATTGGCAACAACAAACCCGTATTATCAAGGCATCAGAAGTTTGAATATAATATCAAACACCAACACTTCTATTTTTTCAAATGCAATAACCGGAGGACCTGATTATGTTCTTAGTACTTCGGCACCAACATCGTTAAGTATTGACTGGACTGTAGACCAATATTTGTTTACAACGTTGCAGCCGTTTAACACAGGGGATATTGCCACTTCTGCATTTATAATGATTCGACAATACAAACTATGATCTCAATTCCATTTGGTATTAACGGTCAACCATTGGAACCAATTGTGCCACCAAGACCAACACTGTTTACCGGAACAAATCTTTGGGTATTTGACAATCAAGAAGAATACGCAAAGTGGTTAGAGGACAATCAACCTATTCCAGAGATCAACACAGAACCAAATCAAAACATCAACAATGAACATACAACCGATCAAGATCAGCTCTAAGGTTATAAACTCTAACCAGTTTATACACGGCCCCAATCAGTTTATACAAGACATGGGACCTCTTGCGTTTGAGGGGCAGTTTGACCTTACAGCATATTTGAACGAGTACTTGTTGCAATTTAATTCTTCCAACAATCCGTTGATTGGAAACTTTTTGAATGTAACTCCAGCCAATACTACAGGCATATTAAATACCAACACAATTCTTCAAAGTATACTTGTTCCTGCAAATACATTTCAAACCGGAGATCTTATTGATTTAACGGCAAGGTGGACAAAGGCTGGAACAAATAACACTTCGAGCGCAAGGGCTTACATAAACACATCACTTTCTGTTACTGGAGCACAGCAAATTTTTCCTTTTAGTCTTGCAAATACCAATACTTTTGCCCAAGCTATTAGAACACTAAATATTATAAATGAATTGACAAATACTCAAATTATTTTAAATACCACTTCTTCTTCTACCGATATTATAGGAGGAACATTTTCAACGCTTCTTGTTGATTGGACATTAGATCAATATGTTTTTACAACAGCAAGTCTTGGTGGTGGAGGAGGTATAGCATCTGATATTGTTTCATCTAATTTTTTAATGCTTAAACGCAATCGTCCATGACTATTATTCCCCACGGTGAAAACGGACAACCGTTGGAGCCTACTCCGCCGTTTAGACCTACGCTGTTTGACGGAACCAATCTTTGGTTGTTTGACAGCATGGAAGAATACGATGCTTGGTATAAAGAGCATTTTCAACAAGAGACAGTTAATCAAGTATCTGAATAAACACAACCGACATGGAAGAAATAAAAATTTCATCTAGGGTTATAAACTCAAATCAACTGTACGCCCCCAATCAGTATGAGTTTATTACCAACACAGAAGGTCAATTCAACCTTACGGCATATCTTGAAGAATTTGTTGCTCAATATGTAGGCATTGGTGTTTCTGATGGCGACAAAGGAGACATAACAGTATCTGGTTCTGGTGCTGTTTGGACAATCGATAGTGGTGCAGTTACCAACTCCAAGTTGGCTAATATGGCTGCCAACACCATTAAAGGAAACAACACCGGTTCTCCTGCTGCTCCTATTGATTTGACTACTGCACAAGTTGTTGCAATGTTGGATGTATTCAACAATGCTACAAAAGGTGTTGCACCAGCTTCTGGTGGTGGTACGGCTAACTATCTTCGTGCTGATGGAACGTGGGCTACTCCTCCGGGAACTGGTGGTGTAGCAGATGGAGATAAGGGTGATATTACTGTTTCCAACACCGGTGCCACATGGACTATTGATAACGGTGCAGTTACTTATGCCAAAATTCAAAACGTAACCGCCGATAGAATTCTTGGCCGCATTTCTGGAACCGGATCTGCACAAGAAATTATTTGCACCCCTTTTGGTAGAAGTTTTATTGCTGGAGTAACGCCGTCAGATGGAAGAACTGTTCTTGGTCTTGGTACTGCTGCTCAATCCAATGCTGTTGATTTTGCTCCTGCTGTACACACTCACGTATCTACGCAAATTACGGATAGTACGGCAGTAGGCAGAACACTTCTTACGGCAGGTACTCTTGGAGCACAACAAACGGCTCTTGGTCTTACTGCTCCTGCATCAAGACTTTTTGGTAGAGGAAGTGCTGGGGGAGCTGGTAGCATTGAACCTATTACTCTTGGAACCGGTCTTCAAATGACTGGAACTACTCTTAGTTCAAACGCTTCTGGTTCTGTTTCTAAAATTGCATACATTAACGCCACTCTTTCTGATCTTGCTGCACAACAAATAGCATCAGTTCCTATTGGATTTGATATATTAGCAAACGATGAAATTGAATTTAATGCGTTTTTTCAAAAAAACAATTCTGTAGGAAATGCTATTTTTTATTTTTATTTAAGCGACACACAAAACTGGAGTTTTTCTTCACAAATGTTTGCAACACATCTTCTTACCGGACTAACCCTTAGTGCAAACATTAGACGAATGCTTTATAGAGAAAGTTCTACAAGTTTTACATTTGTAATAGATCCTACTGCAAATAATACGCTTATTGACCAAAGTTCTACTCAAGTTCTTCAGTCTATAACTATAACAAATCCGTTATATTTGATTGTGTTGGCTTCTACAACCAGCCTTAGTACTACTTTGACACTAAATCATATTCGTCTTACCCGTCACAGATCTATTTAACCGTCATTATTGACACAAAGAATTACATTCAAAACAAAATCTCAATAAAATGGCAACTGAAAAATTTATTGCATCCTCGGTGTTTGTAACTCCCCCCACTGGAACACCTCTTTCTTTTAGCAACGGTATTTCGTTTGATGCCCTTGTCAACAATACCACTCAAGGCATCAATGAAATTGTTGGTGCATTTGTCGGTGATTATTATGTCACATCTCAAAAAGGAGAAGTACTTGTAACTGCTGCTAGTCCTGGAAGCATTTATCTTCCCGACGCTGAATCTTGGGCAGATATTACCATTACCAACATGGCTACGGAAGCAATCGGTGTAGAAAGCATTTCTGGCGATTTCAACTATCTTGGAACAGCTGTTGGCACAACGCTTTCTGTTGCTGCTAATTCGGCAGTAAGACTGGTAAGAAGCTCTGCAAACGAGTGGGTTGTAATTCCACAAGCACAACTTTCTGTAAGAAATGTAGTGTTGACTCTTACTTCCGGAGATATTCTTGCGCTGAATACTACCCCGATTACTATTGTACCGGCTATTCCCAATTGTATTGTTGAGCCGTTGTCTTTCTTTTGGAGGATCAATTTCAACACTACGGCTTATGACACTACCGGAATAAGCAAAATTGATTTGATGTACGATCTTTCCAGTGCAGCAGTTGTGTATTTTGAAGACACCAACATTGGATGTTTGGGTTCTGCAATAACGGCTTCTTATGTTTTTCCAAGATTTGCAAACACGGACGCCAAAAAAGTAGCTGCAAACAAACCATTGGTTTTGACGGCTGATGCAGATCCTACTCTTGGCGACTCTTCTGTTACCGTTGAAGTTTTGTACAAGATTACCACTCTTGCATAAAGACGACATCATAGCCCACGGCTAACAACCGTGGGCTATATTTTTGACCGACAAATTGATTTGAAATGCTGAATACGGATTCTTTGGTTGTGTATATGGCAATTACTGCCGTAGGTTTTATGGTTAGTATTATCGGCTATTACTTGAAAGAAACCCTTTCTACTATCAAAGTTGTTGATCACGGACAAAGTGAAATCAAAAGTTCATTGGCTAGAATAGAAACAGATCTGTTCAACATGAAAGACAACTATTCGGTATTGGTCAAAAAAACAGATGCTATTACAAATACTTTGAACGAACAAGGTATCAAAATAGCCAAGTTGGAAGAGAAGGTCAATTCAAACAAAGTGGCTTAATGGAAAAACTCAAGCGCTTGGGTATCAACCCAGAAACATTAGCTGCATACAACAGACCTGTTCGATCGTTTGTTTGGGTCGCATTGGTTGTACTTAGTTGTTCTGGAGTAGTCAACATAGGAACTGAATTGCAACTGTTGATATTTGCGGATCTTGGTATCTATGGTATTAGCCGCAGTGCTGAAAAGATAAACATCAAGAATCAGGGAGCATAAGGCTCCCTTTCTTGTTTAGAGTTCTGGTTCACAGAACTACATTTCATAATGCAAACTTTGTATTATGGTAAGGGAACTCGAAAAGTTCTTTAAGTCCGTTGACAGCGGCAATAAAAACGCAACTTGGAATGAAGCAGCCATTCGTTTTCACATGAGTGGAAATGCTTTGAGAAAACGATATAAGAAGTGGAAAGACGGCAAAACAAAAAATTATCAGAACACAGTCCAAGATGGCCTTTGGATTTGTATCTTTGACGCTCACGTTCCATTCCACAACAAGAGGATGTTTGAAAGTATCTATCGTTTAATACAGGACACACAACCCAAAGGACTTGTTTTAGGTGGTGACTTCCTTGATCTGCATTCTCTATCAACACACGACAAAGGAAAAACACCTATTCCGGGTATGACATTGGGAAAAGAATATGCAGAGGGAAACAATGTATTGGACAAACTTGAATTATACCCCTTCAAACAAAAGGTGTATCTTTGGGGAAACCATGAAGCAAGGTACGACAAGTATATCCGGGATGCAGACAATTCAAAGATTAGAGATGCGGTAAGAAGCCCTTTGGATGCTTTGGGACTAAAAAGAAGGAACTACAAGATTTACGATGACTATCCTTATGACGAGTTTGTATTGGGCGATTTAAGAATATACCACGGTGAATCATTTGGTCAGCATTGTGCTTACAGTGATTTACAGAAGCTCAAGAAGTCTATTATGTTTGGACACGTCCATCGTCAACAGAGTTTCTTAGAAAGGGATTTAGAGGCATACTCGGTGGGTTCTGCGGCAGATCATACGACATCTGGATTTTCTTATGCAAAGAAGTTACAGAAACAAGTTTGGTGCAACGGAATAGCGGTCGTAACTGTTATAGGTGGGAAATCTTTTGTTGAAACTATAAAGTACAAACATGACAAACTTGTATTCGGAGGAAAGGCTTACTGAAAAGTTCGGTTCTATAGTTTTTGATGAACAGCTGCACCGTTATACCATTGATGGTAAAACAGCACCCAGTGTATCTTCTGTTATCAAAAAGTTCTATAAAGAGTTTGATGCTTCCAAGTTTCCCACATTTCTCCAAAAGCAATGGAAAGAAAAAGGTAGGACTGCTGCCAACAAGGGTACAATGGTACACAAGTTTGCAGAGGATTATATCGAAGGATGTGCTAAACCTACCAACAACAAAGAACTGGGAGTAGTACAGTTTTTGATGGATCATCCGGTAAAAGTCTTAAAGACAGAACAGCGGCTATACCATTATGAACTGGATTATTTTGGTACCGCCGACTTGTTGTTGGAAGTAGATGGAAAGATTGTATTGGCAGACTGGAAGACCAATGAAACGCTGCACAAAGACTATGGTGACAGTCTGTTTGATCCATTTGGTCATCTGATCAACAATGCACACAACCGGTACTTGTTGCAACTGGGTCACTATGAATTAGCTCTTGAACAAGTCATCAATGTAGATGAACGGTGGCTAATACATTTGACGGAACAGGGAAACAGGTATTACCGAATATATCAGATGGACGACATTACTGAAACTTTAAAACAATACTACAATGACAATACAGGAAGGAATATCGATCATCCGCTCACTGATCAACAAGACCAGTGACGACAACACCTATACGGATGAACTGCTTTATGAACTTCTTTCAAAGGCAAGAGCAGAGATTCTGGACAAGGAATACAACAAGTTTGAATTCAAGTCCAACTTTGACAGACACTCAATCTGTGTACCCCTGTGTGTAGCCACATCACACGACTGTGACTGTGTACCGGTTGGATGTACGGTCCTCAAATCCAAATTCAAAATCCCCCGTTCTCTAACACAACGTGTTCGGGATAGTATGGAGGTTTACACACTTGGTGAAAAGCGCCTTCTTCCGATGACCAAAGAACAAGCAGATTCGTATAAGTGGTCTGCAATCAGATCTAAAAGCATTGGTTGGGAAATCAGAAACCAGTTTCTTATTCTTTGGAATGCGGATACGGTAAATGCTTTTCCACGGGTAGTCCGGGTAGATATGGTTCCAGAGGATGTGGTAGATCTTGCTTCTGTTCCCAAGTGTGATGAGAATGGAAATTACACCGGTGAAACGTGTGTGGATCCATACATGGTAGATTTGAAGATGAAAGCAGCCTATGAGATGTTGGCTTATGAAAGAGTATTGAAATTCTTGGGTATCAAGGAGCAGTTCCCTCACGATATGACCAATAACGCAAGTCCTGTAAACTGATGAAAAAAAGGATCGGACTAGAAGAATTGTATTTGATGTATTCACACAAGGTCTATGGTGTTACCAGTAGGCCTTATGTGTCCAAGAAAGAACACACGGACAACGAATACTCTTTGACTTATGGAGAATGGAAAGAAATTCTCCAAGAGTATTTCGGTGAGTTTTTGGATGATCTGTTTACCGGTCTTCCAATGGAACTTCCGTACAACCTCGGTGTGTTGAGGATCAAGAAATACAAACGAAAAGCATCTTTGTCGTTTGCCAAGAGCATTCAAAAATATGGACACTCGCACCGGGATAATCACCAATGGGTGTATGAGAAACTACCTATGACAGAAGGATATGGACTGTTGGTGGACTGGAAAAAGGGTAATCGAAGAGCAACCGAGTTATATAGATTTCAAATAGCAAAATGTGAATTTCTCAAGAGGTGTTCAAACGTTGACTTTTTTAATTTCTCTGGATAATGAAATATGTACCCATACAGACTGTTCTTTCTTATGTTTCCCAAAACATGAGGAAGCAGTCAGACGATGATACCATTTTAGATTTAGCAGTCCAAGCATATAGGACTATGAATATGTCCAACCGTTGGGAAAGAAAGATCGATGTGTTGGAAGTCAAAGACAATATGGTAGAACTGCCCTGTGACTGGAAAAAGATAGTCCGTGTAACTTGGTGGGATCAGATGCCGTGTCAAAAAGATATGGAAGATCTTTGCAATCCTTCTGATGCTACGGCAATAGACACTACTCCACAAGGAGAAAGTACATCCGGTGATACGATCGGTCCTCCGGGTACTACCATCTTCTATCGGATTTGGGAGCAGTCGGTTGTTTATAAACACGGTGAAGAGCTGATCTATATGGGAACAGCATCCAATGTGTTTTGTGAAGACTGTCCCAATACGACCAACTTGACGTGTAGCAGTTACTTCTCTCTCAATCCAAACGGCAACATGGTTGTACACAACCACTCTGACGGATGGATTTGTTTTGATTACTTGGGAGAGATCTATACAGAAGATGGAATGCCGATGATACCGGACGATGAAGACCTCAAACAAGGGTTGGCTTGGTATGCAGAAGCAATGGAAGCAAGAAATAGGATGTGGACAAAGGAAGAGGCAATGATGAAAGTAGCCGATGATGCTTTACAGAAAGCAGAAGTACGTCTTAAAAGATTTAGAGGAAGGGCTATTGCAGCAGGACTGGATAGACGTAAAATCAACAGCATTCAAGGAAGAAATCTTATTTACCTCAGATTTAAATCGGTATGGACATAATCGAAGAAAAACCGGACAAACCTGTAAAAGGACTGGTAACGGACTTTCATCCTTTGGATCAACCAGAGGGTACTTGGCGTTCAGCATTGAATGTATCGGTGTCTGATGCAGAGTTTGATGGAAACCTTGTTTCAGAGGCTTCCAATCAATTCTGTTATGATCTGGGTACAGATAAAATTGCAATGGGTCATGTAGAAATGAACAACAACTCTGTGTTGGTGTGTTCTGTTTCTACTGATGGATCCACATCCTATCTTGGTATAGCAACGGACTGTGTGTACCAAGAGATATTGGCTACACAATGTCTTGGATTTGATCCTTGCTACCCGGTACGGGGAGTGTTCAAAATCATCAATGGTTGTGAAAGGATTATAACGCTGTACGATGGCAAGAACACGGACAAGTACATCAACATTGACCGGTTGTCGGATTACTATACAGGAGAAGAATTTGATTGTGTAAAAGCTGAATTGGCTTTTTTTACTCGTCAGCCTATTCTTGCTTATGATTCTACTCTCATTGGTGGTGCTTTACCTTTGGGTGCTTATACGTTCTTTGTTGAGTGTCTTGATAGAGATCTCAACAGAATTGGTGTCAGCAATGAATTAGGACAGATTATTGTAGTTGACAATGCGGATGGTGGAGCAAATTTAGAACAAGTACCAGCTACAGATGGTGGTGTTCCTATGGTCAATAAGCGTATTCGGTTTTCGGTAACCAATGTTCCAACCAATGTATTTTATCTTCGATTATATGTCAATGTGTGGAGAACAGGAGATGGAACTACTTATGAAACATTCTATACCAACAATCTTAGACAAATAACAGAAACGGTAACTTACTTAGAGCTATCTACTCTTAACGCATCCAGTGTAACCAGAAGTGATATACAGCCTCTTGTTACACCTAATTCGTTTTATCATAAAACGAAGAGCCACGAAATAGTCAGCGGTAGATTGGTAAGAGCAAACTTGGAGGAAAAGACTTATGACTGGTCTTTGTTTCAACGGGAGATCAGCAAAGCAGTAGTTAATTGGAGCGTAGAACAAGTTCCTTATCAAGAAGACATTACAACTTTTTTAAATCAATATCCTACCAACAGTCCGGTGTATGATCCGGCTAATCCATTTTTCAATCTTCCTCTTACTCTTCAAAGATCCAGTCCATACAACTATCCTCGAAATATAACCGATTCGTTTTACATAGATCAAACCACGTTTATGTCGGATGAGGTTTATTCTTTGTGGATTAGACCGGTTATGAAAAACGGAATTACAGGTCCACAATTCCATGTTCCGGGAAGAGCAATGGATGTAGGTGCTGTATTCAATACTTCCACTCTTGTTGTCAACCCTTTGTCCACATCTATGATGGTTTCTTCTGGAAACAACTATGGTGATGGCAGACCTTTGTGTCCAATAGGTCAAGGCTGGGATAGTTATACACTTGTAGTAGAAGATATTGTAAGTGTTCCTCTTGGAGATCCAGATCAAATTTCTATTGATGAAGTAAGGCAGTTTGGAGTAACAACCGCTACTACCGATATTGGATATGGATTAAATACCGATCCTTTAAAGGGAACTGTTGGTAATACTCTTATTCCTCGTTGGCTGTTGTTCAATACTGCAGTTAATTACACATATAGTTATTCAAACTGGTTAAACCCGTTGGCATATTATCAGTGTGAAGAAGAATATCCAATTCTTGAATCATGTGATGGAAATGATTATTGGGGAGAAGATTATTGGGGAAATGAATTGGTTGGAACAAACATCAGACACCATAGAATACCAGATTTGGGTTGTATTGATAGTGGTTTGTGGGGCCTTGATGCTGTTACAAAACTTGGATCTAAATCCAAAATAAAACTTACTGTTGCCAATGTACAATTTCCAGCACAATATGCAGCGGATGTAGAGTACTATGAAATCGGTATTACAAAAAGAACACCTTTAAACTCTACAATTATTGACAAAGGTATTCTTTATCATGCATTAAGGTATATGCCGAACTATGCTGATATAGGTTTGGACGGAGCAGACATAGGTAAGTTTCCGTACTACTCGGATGCTTTCCCTTTATTTCCGGCTAAAAGTTTTATTTTTTATATTCCTCCTATAACTTTTATTCCCTACTATTCTGCAAACTGGTATGGAAACACCGGTGATGGCGGTGGTGAATTTTTTATTAGCGAAGGAAACGAAATAGATCAGCTTACTCCTCCGTTTATACCTTTGGATACAATTCAGTTTCCTTTTTCAAACGAAGAAATACAAAACAACCTGTTTGTAACCATATTCCATTCTCCTAAATCCAAGTTTTATCCCCAAAGCCATACAGGATTTTATTACAGACGGGAAGGAAAGAAAAAGTACAACTACATCAGTTATAACGACAACGGATTAGCTGAAAGATGGACGGTGTTCTTGGGTCAAGAATCTACAACCGAACCTGAATTTACAGAAGACGATTGGTACTATCGGAATATAGATTATTCAAAATATGTATCTCCGAGAAGTTATGATGCACAAGGATTTCGTGATACAATCAACGGAGTATCATATCCGATCAACATGACCAATGTGTATCATTCGGGTGTATTTTCTTCGTTGAATGAAAACATTAGGATTTATTTGAATGATTCTGTGGAAATGATAGATACAGAAGGATTTGTAGGAACTCCACAAACAGAAATAGATCAGTCTTGTCACTATGTAGCAGTCAAACGTTTTGATCCCAATGTCAATTCGGATTTGTTTAATTCCGACACAATATTGTTGCACAAGGTAACAGGAACCAAAAGCTATTCAAGTTTTAATGGAGATTCGTTTATCAATTTTTTTGGATTTAAAAAACTTGCTCCAAAAGGTCAATCCAACATCGGCATTGGGAACAAGTGTCAAGTTCGTGGCGTGGTATTCTCTGCATACGAAAGCGACATCAATTCTGAATTGCGTCACGCTACTATCTTCCCCAATTCGTTTTACTTTCCTCAGTACTATGTTGGTTTGTCCGGTACTTTCAACTTTGTACTTCAGTCCGACAACAACATAGCATATACCGATGGAGTACCTGTTGATGACGATGAATTGTTCTCTCGTTGGGACAATGCCGCACAAGAAGAATTTAGGTTGAACCAAGACTACTCGTTTATATTCAAAACGGATAGAACCAATAACTACAACCGGTTTATCAACTATTGTTCGGATTGCTATGGGTTATACCCTAACCGGATTATCTGGTCACCCAAGTCACAGGACGAATCGGTATCAGAGAACTGGAGAATCAATTCAGCAAACGACTATATTGACTTAGATGCTACTACGGGAGAGATAACCGGGTTGTGGTTCGACAAAAACCGTATGTTGGTACACACGATGGATACCACGTGGTTTATGGCTCCCAATCCACAACAGATGCAGTTGGATCAGACCAACTTGTATATTGGAACAGGGGATTTCTTGTCCATCCCACCAGAGGCCGTACAACGCAGAAACTTTGGATATGCAGGGTTGGATGAACCGTTCTCGGTGTGCGATACACCTTTTGGTCACTGTTGGGTAGATACCAAAGATGGACGTGTGTTCAAGTTCTATGAAGGTGTTGAAGAACTGTCTGCAAAGGGAACCAAGAACTGGTTTAGGGACAATCTTCCAAATGTTCTTATCAATCAGTTGGCTATGTTTGGTCTTACCTATTGTTGCGTCAAGAACAATTCGGAAATTGGTGTAGGAGTACGATGTGTGTACGATCCTAGGTTTAGACGGTTGATCGTTATGAAACGGGATTTTGAAATCATTAACCTGTTTGCTTTTCTTGGAGTTAAACCAGAAGAGAACCCGGCAACAGTAGTAGAAGACAACCTGTACTACGATCCTGCAAACTGTGAATTTGTACATTGGGACGGAGAAGAGTATCAAGTTGTATCTTTCTATAATCAAGACTACTTTGCAAACAAAAGTTGGACAATATCCTATTCTTTTGTAACTCAGTCTTGGACTTCGTGGCACTCGTATATGCCGTCTTATTCTTATAGCGACAATATGTATTTTTATACTTTCAACGATAGACACAATGCTTATTCTTGGAAACATGGCACCAATACGTTCCTCAATTTTTATGGAAGCATGTGGCCATCGTTTATAGAGTTTGTATCCAAAGGATTTCAAACGTTTGGTGTTGACGCAATCAAATGGGTTGGACACACAAAATATTGGGATGGAATAAACAAACTTTGGACAGAAAGCAATAATTATAGTACCTTTGACGGAATGATGGTCTATAACGAAGAGCAGAGCAGCGGTAAAGTTGATTTAGCTCTATTGAACCAACAGTCCAATCCTTTTGGTAATATCGGATGGAACCCAACGACAAAGAATGTAGTTAGGGTAGCAGACGAATATAGAACCAGTGGATTCTATAATCTGACAAATGCTTATCCAGTCAATTCAAAAGGATGGGTCGATATAGCCTCTTATTTTGACGCTGACGGCTTTGGAAACGGTTGGATAGACTTAGTACCAGTAAACATAGATACAGCAGCGTCACAGTTCAATATGGACTTTGTACGGGGTAAATGGGTTGCAACCAGATTTTGGTATGAACCCAATACTTCCAGTTATGGTACAGCAATCAATGTAAATTCTACAACAACAACTAAAACTCCTCGATAATGGGAAGAAAACGCAAAGGTTCGGTAATTGGAGATGTTGGCAAAATGTGGTTAAATGCCGTTGCCTCTCCATTTGAAGCTCTTACGGGTCAAAACTTTGTCAACTTTGATTATAGTAGTGACTTTGGAAAAGGTGCATCCAAAGTTGTTGAACCACTCAACAAGGCTATTAGCGGTACTATGATGGCAATGGGAACGGCTGCACTAGGTGGTGTAGCTCCCGGAGCAGGTGCAGCTTTATCTGGAATTGGTCAAGGGTTGGGTCAAGGAATAAAACAAAACAGCATCCAACAACCCCCAACGCAAATGTCCAACAAAACCAGACCTACATCCGGTATAAACAGTGTGCCTTATGGTGTACAACAAAATATGCCTAAAACCGGATATAGACACGGTGGTATGCTCAAAGCATACAATGCACCTACCCACGAGAATGGTGGACAGATGATTGACCAAAATGCCAATCCTACCAACAATCCCAATAAGGCAGTGGGTGAAATTGAGAAGAAAGAAACCTCGTGGAATGGGTATGTATTTTCCGATACTCTTGGTGAGGGCAAGAAGACTTTTGCACAGATGTCAAAAGAAATTGTCAACCGCTACAAGGGTAAGAGGGATAGCCTTTCCAAAAAGACAATGGAAAAAGAACTGATGTTGTTGATTCAAAAGAATGAAGCTGCAAGGTTGGAGAAAGAGCAAATGGAAATGCAGCAACAGCAAATAGATCAAGAGGCTATGATGCAGCAACAAATGATGCAACAAGGTCAACCGTCCCAAGAACAGATGATGCAAATGATGCAACAGCAGCAGATGCAACAACAAGGCGCTCCTCAAGACATGGGACAATATCGCTGGGGTGGCAATATGGATGTTCCAATGTACCAATATCAAAACGGTGGAATGCTGGAAGTACCAGAAGCACCGTTGGATGAATACAAGAAAGGCGGGTGGATTCAGAAGGTAACCAAGTCTATCAAAAAACGTGGTACAGAGGGTGTGTGTACCGGTGATAAGTTTGGTGGTCCCTCTTGTCCTCCGGGATCTAAGAGATACAACCTTGCTAAGACTTTTAGGGCTATGGCTAAGAAAGAAGACGGTGGGTATATTGATTCATTCCCGGATTTGAATTTGGCTAACTATGAAGACGGCGGAATGATGGAAGAATACAAAGACGGCGGTATGATTAAGAGAGCCGACGGTAGTTATTCCAAGCGTGGATTGTGGGACAACATCCGTGACAACATTGGTTCGGGTAAGAAACCGACCAAAGAGATGTTGGAACAAGAGCGTAAGATCAAAGCACAAGAAGAATACCGTGATGGTGGTTATGTGGTTAAACGTTCTAATGAACGCAAGGGTAAAACCCACGTGGTTATTGGACCCGATGGAACCAAGAAATACTTTGGTGATCCTGATCTCAAGAACAATCCGAGTGAAAAAGCAAGGGATGCTTTTTATGCAAGACATAAGAAGAACCTTGATAGCAATCCGTACTTTAGAGCCTATGCAAGGGCTACATGGAGAGATGGCGGTATGATACCGGAGTATGCTGACGGAGGTAATCCTCCCGGAACACCCTCGTCATTTAACAGGTTAAAAAAAATAATGCAGTATGATAAAAAACTAGAACAGCTTGATGAATATAAAAATGCGTTAGAATTAGGGCGCCTTGCGTCACTGCCTCATCTTGTTGGACAACCAGATAGGGAAGGTGTAGTTCATGATTATCTTAAAGAAGCAAGAGAACTGTATCCTACGTTGTCAAAAGAAGTACAAAAGGAACTTGCTCCTCTGTACAATGAATTATTCAAGCAGGAGTTTAGGCCAATGAGTCAGGATGAAATTTTTAATCATCCTGCGTATGATTGGCTTAATGATGTTATGTATGTGGCAAAACAAGATGAAGTTTTTAGAAAAAGGGCAAAAATTCAAAAAGAATATGAAAGGCTTACTAATCCTCAACCAGCAAGACCACCTCAAGACTTTGTACCGGTAGATCCTGTTGGTACAGATCCGGCTATTACTAATCAACCGGTTGTTGTTTCTCCCGCTCCTACACAACAACCTGTACAATTACCAGGAGTTGTTGCTACAACTCCTCCGATTAGTCCACCAAGCATAAAAGATATTAAATTTAAAACAACTCCGCAGCAAGATGATAATCAAGATGTTGAAGAAGATCTTTATGTAAATAGACCGTTAGAATATCCATCTAAAAAAGAAGCTGTTGCTAAAAGCATTGATGCAAGAAAAATTTTAGGAGAAAGATTTCAAAAACCATATACTGCTTATGAAAATCAAGGAGCACCTTTTACAGCAAGTACAGAAAACCCATTTGCGGTAAATACTCACTATTCTAACGAGTATGGCCAAAGTCCATATTATAGAAAAAAAGCAATGGATGTTTTGGGTCTTACAGATCTTAATGTTCCTGTATTTGATGTACCTGATATACGAGGAAAAGCTTCTTTTCTTCCCAATTTATATTTTCAAAGACCTATTCGACAAAACGCAAGTCTTCAGCAAAATGTAGATCAAATGCTTGAAGCCGCGCCGTTTGATTATGTAAAAGAAAATATGCCGGGAGGAATGCGAGATGTAAACGAACTTCCTACTGGATCAATAACTCCTTATTTACAAACAAGTGTTCCATTAGGAAACGAAATACCAAGTAAAACAGCACCAGAGGCAATTATTCCAAAACATCCGTTTGAATTACAAATGGAAGAAGCTGCAAGAAATCCAATTCCTCCTGTTGCCTCAAACCCGTATGCTGATCAAACGCCTCCTCCCACTACACCAGAAGAAGATCCTTTCAAACTAAGGCCTCTGGAATACGCTACAATTGGTTTAAAAGGTGCAGCCCTAGGTAAGTCTATCTATGATGCTTTGCAACCGGCAGAGAAGGAACAGCTGCGTTTAAATAGGGAAGCAGGGTTGGTAAACAACATGATGGCTGGAAGGAATGTAAATATGGCTGCTGCGTTGAATGAAGCTCTCTACAATAGAAATGCTGCTCTTGCTTCAAACCAAGCTCGGAGTGCAAACGTTCAAAGAGCATTGGATATGCAGACGTACTCCAATGCCGAAAGAAATGCTATCAGATCTAAACTGGAAGAACAGAACATGAACAACCAGTTGAGGATGCAGGAAGCCCAAGTGAGAGCTGATCTGGGTGCTGCTGAAGCTGCCGAAAGAATCAGAAGACAGAATGTTCAATCTATGAACGAAGCAGCAAGAAGACAGTTTGGTCAACAAGCGTTCAAAGATCTTTCTACTATTGGTGGAGAATTGAATAAAGTTCAAATGTACAAGGATATGTACAAAAACAAGAAAAATATGTCATATATGCAATTTAAAGAAATGACTTCTGCAATTAACGAAGCTACTGGGGGCAAATGGAACATAGCTAAAGCTACTCCAGAATTATGGAAAGCTATGCAAGACGGAACTATGGATTTTAATCAGTATCTTGAATTTATGAAATCGTAAAATACATCAACATTATGAATCGTTTTGATAAACCAGTACAGTACGACTATTCGTTTGATCGTTACATGCCAGAATTTTATACACCCAACATGCAGTTGTGGGCAGGGGTATTAGAGCAAAAAAAGAAAGAAGATGAAGCTATGGATGAACTGTTGGCAAAATCACCACAGTATATTAAAACAGGAGAGGGAAAGTATTTGGATAGATTTACAGGACAAGAAGTTACTTATAAGTATGGCGATAGTCCAATGATGGATTACTATCAAAATATTGTAAATGATGTTCAAAAAGGTCTTGAAGAAGCTGCATTAGCAGGAGATAAAGTTCTTTACAATCGACTGTTGAAAGAAGGTCAAAGAAGAATAGGAACAGAATGGAAAACGGGAGGTGTTGCGGCAACTCTTCAAGCAAGATATGAAAAACTTGAAGCTGAAAAGAAAAGGTTAGCAGAACAAGCAAGTAAAGATATAGAATGGCAATCTACAAATTATCCTTACGCTATGCACCAACTATATCAAACAACAGTTGGTACATATGAAGCACCAGAACAAGGAAGACCGGTTGGAGATGCAAATCTTTATCCGTTTCTTAATGTACAAGAAAAGGCTATTGACTTTGCAAAAAAATTAGGAATACACTCTTTTGATTTGTCAAAAGTTTCTATTGGTCCAAACAAGGAATTTAAAATTACAGAAGAATATTCTGGTGTTCCTCCAGAAAACGTTAAGCTTTTACAAGACTATCTTAATTCTGACAATTTTAGAACACAACTTGGAATTCAAGGATTTAATATTGCTCAAAGATATGAAACACCACAAGCTCTTGCTGCTGCAACAGAACAAGCAAATAAAAGAATTGAACAAGTTAATGCTATAAACCAAGAGGTTCTTGATTATAGACAAGCTCTTATTGATTATAATTCTGGAAAATCAAAAACCGCACCGTCTGAAGAACAAGCTGAAAGAGTAAGACAAATACTAGCTGCAAAAGGAATGTTTAGTCCTTCTGGTGTAGATATGAAAGAAGGAGAAACAACAAATTTAAGAAATGCTATAGATAATTTTTATGCTAATTATGAAATGATTGACAAGTTTGAAAATCCTGCAGGATTTTTAGATTATGATATTAAGCATCAAATAGGAAATATTGCACAAGGCGTTTTAGATAAAAAATATAAATGGGATGAACAGTGGGATCAATTTTATTTAGCACAAAAAAATTATGGGTGGGGTGCTAGCTTAAAACAAATAGAGCATGATTTGTACCATCCAAAAACATCAAACATTATTGCTCCATCTGGAACTCAAACAATAAACCCAGAAGATATACAAAAATCTTACGATTTAGCAAATAATCTTTATAAAGATAAAATGAACGAAACGCACAAAATATATCAAAGCATTTTTGGTGGAAAAGCTTATAATCAATTTGGAGGAGATATAAATAAATTAGAATCAATGGTTGATAAAGCTGTAGAAGCTTCAAAAAATCAAAACGGCACTATTGATCAAGCAAGATTTGAACAAAGCCTTTTAAGTCAAGGATTAGATCTTAGAAATACTCCAAAACAATATAGGGATTTGTATACACAGGTAGCAGGGGGTCATTTTGGAACGCTTAGAGAGCAAAGAAGAGATGCTGAAGTTACAAAAGAAAATGCAAAAGTAATACTTACAAATGCTAGAAAACAAGCATTTGAATTGTGGACAAACAACTCTCCCGGATTAGATACACCAATAAGGCGTGATAGAGTCGGAAGAACAACGCACACAATAAAAGATCTTCTTAACGAAATAAAAAACAAAGAAAATACTCCTCTTAAAAATATAAACCTTGATGACAAAAAGGCAGTTTTTGATTATTTGTTTAATACAGAGCTTTCTAATCTTTCTGAAAGCGAAAAAGTTGTAAGAAAAGATATTCTTGGACAATTTGATGATAAGCAATACTGGAAAGATGTAAAACCTATTCAACAAGCAAATGTGGGATATACACCGGGACAAAACACAGATGGATCAAAAGCAGAAAAAACAATTGGTGAGGCATTTATAAAACCACTTACTCTTTTAAATTCGCCAACTTGGAGTGGTAAATATGGAAAAGTTCAACTTGATAAAGTTAAATATGGAGGTCAACACCAAGATGCTCAAAACAGATGGCATGCTTTGTTAATTCCTGTAATTGACGGAAAAGATCAGCCGCCGGTAGCAGTTCCGTTCAGTGAATTAACTTATAACAACCAAGCAGTAGAAATTTGGAGGCAAAATTTAAATCAAGATATGTTTACTAGTTTAGGAGAACAAGGCGTAAACACACCTGAGTTTATGGTTGCCGGAGGCACAAACTTTAATCATTTTATCAAAGATAAACCAACAGCTGCAGAATTTACAATAGAATCAAGGACAAAAAATTGGAAAATTGGGCATAATGATTTTGTTGATTTCTTTACAATGTATCCTGACAAAGGAGGAAAGTTTGAATATGCAATAAGAGGATATAAAGGACAAGACGGAAGTGTAACTTATAGTTTAGAAAAACTTACTGGTACAGACAGAAACAATCGAAACAGCTGGAAAGAAGTAGAGGGTCTTCAAAGGTTTAGAAGCCCTGATGTTTTAAGAGGCACTCTTGCAAATTTGTTTGTAGCACCAGAAAGAAAAGAAAAAGTAATACAAAAAGCAAGAAATGTTGATGATACTTGGATGGTTGGGACAACGTTACACGATCAGTTAAAATTTAAAAATAAAAATTAAAAACAATGCCAAACGAAGATCTTCTTGGTTATAATTTTGGAGCTACTCCACCATCTACACCATCAATTGAAACTCTTGGAATAGAACCAAAGCCGAGTGTTGAAGCAGATGTATATGCAAAATATCAACGTGATATTGGACAACAAATTCTTCCACACGACGCAGAAGTACTCAATGAAATGGCTTATCAAAGCCAATCGTGGGGCGGCAATTTAATTAAAGGTTTAGCAAGAGTTACAACAAGAGTTTGGGCAGAAACACTTTCTATTCCGGGAACACTTGCTGTTCCATTTACCGGATGGGACAATATGTACCTTGATGCAATACGTACTGGACACGAATCATTTAACCAAGCCGTGCTTCCAGTATATATGTCTAAATCAGTAACAGAAGGAGGAGTAGTAGATAAATTTACCGATGGCGCTTTTTGGGCTACTACTGCATCCGATGGATTTGGAATGTTGGTTTCGTATCTTGTTCCGGGTGCAGCATTAAAAGCAATGAACGTTGGTGGAAAAATAGCAAAGGGTATAGGTGCGGCTGGAAGAGGATTAGAAGCAATTTCTGGCACAGCTGCTACGGCTGCAGATCTTACTGCTGCTGGAAACAGAATATCGGGATTGGGAAGATTGCTTAAAGGATACAACCTTCAAAGAATAGGTCAATCGGCATCTGCTGCTGGTAAACTTAACAGTGCTGTTTTAATTGGCACCAATTCATTTCTTGAATCTGCAGCAGAAGCTAACCAAGCATATTTGCAAACCAGAGAAGAACTTTCTCAAAAAGGAGGTTTTACGGAACAACAAGTAGATGATTTGGCTGGTAATGTTGCAGGGAACGTATTTGGTGTCAACCTTGCTATTACTTTATTGTCCAATACTATCCTTGAAGCATATGTTTTTAAGGGCTTTGATGTGGGAGCCAACGTGTCAAAAAAGCTAAAAGGAATGAATCCCTTTGCTGAAAAAGCAGCTGTTTCTGGGGCTGCTGGTGAAGCTGTAGAGGGTGCTGCAAAGGTTGGAGGAAAGACTTTTGCCGAAATACAAAAAAGAACACCACTTCAAAAAGCCGGAGGTTATTTAAAAGGTTTTATTGTTGGTGGAGGAGAAGAAGCATTACAAGAAGGTTCTCAAACAACAACCACTCAATATTTTGTTGACAAAGCGTTAAATGGAGAATTTACAACCATTCCCCAATCTCTTTTTGGATTGGCCGAAGCATTTGGTAAAAACGTAACAGATCTTGAATCAACCGAAAACTCAAAAGAGTTTTATGAAGCTGCAACATTGGGAGCTTTACTTGGAGCAGGTCCTGGCTTGGGTGGTGCTTACAGGGGAATGAAACAAGAAGAAAGAATTTTGTTTGGAGGACCAGCAAGGCCGGGAGCAACAACTGCTTTTGGAAAAGCAATAGACAGAGTGCTATCAAGAAAACCTATGGCAGAAAGCAAAGGGTTGATAGATGAATTTAGAGGCAAAATAGAAGCATCTACTATCAATCCTCAAGATTTGTTTTTAAAAGACAAGCAAGGAAATTTTGTAATAGAAAATGGAGAATACAAGATAAACGAAATAAAACTTAATTCTTTGATGGAAAGCGGTAGGCAATATGCTAGAGCAGCTTTTGAAATGGCTGCTTATGAAGAGATGGTAAAAGGAAAAGTGCAGAATGGACAGATTAGTCAACAAGAACTTTCTATGTTGGATACAATAAAGCATCGTAAAGACATGATGCTTTTGAATCCGTACATCAATTTTGAAGGCGGTGTAGGAATACTGGAAGAACACATAGACGCTATTCTTGATAGAATGGAAGCCGGAGAAATGGCACAAAATCCAACTATTGCTCAAGACTCAGCCGAAGCAACCAAAAGAAGAGCTGAAAGAAAAACAGAGCTGCTCAAGAAAGCAAAAAGAATGACGGAGTTGAACAACGTCATTGAAAATATGCATTACAACAATGTAGCGTTTTTGGATAAAGAAGAAGGCACTCCGGAACAAAAGATGTCGTTCTTTCAAACAAATCTGTGGGAAAAGAAACAGGTTGCGGCCGCCCTTGAACACAAAAAGAATTTATTGAGTTCGTTGGAAAGACAAGAAGATATACTTCTTGGAAAACAACAAGACAAGCCTCTTGATCCAAATGAAGAGTTGGAACTAAAAAATGTTCGTAAAAGAATAGAAACAGAGAATAAGATGTTTGAAGATATGGAAGAGGAATATCAAAATTTATTTGACAACGAATGGCAAAAAGGACAATACAGAAACAATTTGAACTATGACAAAATTGAAAAAGAAAGAGCAGAACGCTACGACAAAAAGATAAAAGAAAATGCTGATCCGAATTATGTTACAAAGTTGTTCAAAGAACAAGGATACGATATTGCAAATGATGACTTGGATGATATTAAAATAGAAGTAAATAGAGATCCGGACAGTCAAAAAACATCTAAAACATATAAAAAAGCACAAAAAGAAAAAGCAGAAGAATTCTCTTTAAGAAAAAGTCCAAACGGCGGTTATGCTATTGTAAAAACAGTGCTTGGATCAAGAGATGGTCTTGAGTGGTGGCAACCTACACCAAAAACAGAACTGTATCTTGCTGATGCTGATGGCAAAGGAAATTATGTTTTTCAAGAATATCAAGAAGGAGTATCTACTCCTAAAACAGTAATATCTGCATTTCTTAAAGATCCAAGATATACAATTTCTATAGAGGGAAAAGAAGCGAGAGACGAAAAGAAAAAGATAAAAGAAGTTCAGCAAAGAAAAGAAGAATTTGAAAATGAAAGAAAAAAACTGCTTGAAGCCATTAGTGCTGCAGAAGAAGCAAACAAGGAAGAATTAAATAGAATTACAGAACTTATTGCTCAACAAGAAAAATCTTTGAAAGAACAAGATGTAGATACCCGCATCAAAGAAATACAAAATCAAATAGAAAAGAAAGAGAGATTGATCCGGGCAATGAAAACTGCATTTCTTTCAAAAGTAGGTTTTTCTGAAAGAATAAATGAACTTGAAAAATCTGTTGCAGAATTAAAAGATTTAGTTAAAGACCTTCAAATAAATGCTGTAACATATAAAAACAATGCAACAGTAATACTAAATGAAATTGCAGCATTGGAAATAAAAAGAAGTGCTGTTCGTCAACAAACTCGATATATTCAAGCTTATGCAAATGCTGTTGGTCAACTAAAAGAAAAATTTGATCAAACCGATTCAGAACAATTTATGGATGTTCTAGAAAAAGTCGCCAATACTATTGCTAAAAATTCATTTGCTATTACTGATGAAAACGAAGGCAATACATTAAAGAAAGCGCTGGGAACTATTCAGAATACCTTTGAAAAATTCATAAGTGATTATGACAAAGTACAGGATGACTTTGGTAAATATATTTCCAACGCAAAAGATAAAGTAGAAGGTATTAGAAAAGAACTTACAGATAAGATAGATGCATTAAACGAAAGCGAAGAAATACTTGAAAGATTAGAAAAAGAAATTACAGCTTTAAAAGAAGAATCGGAAAAAATAGAAAACAATTTGGGTGAATTGCGACTTCCAGTTGACACAAAAGTATATAGAGAAAAAAGACAAGAGATGTTTAAAAAAATAGAAGAGTCAAAAGTTTATAAAGAAAAGATTGCAGAACTAAAGGCTGAAGTAAAAAGATTAAATGAGTTATTGGATCAAGCACTAAAAGGTGATCCTCAAAAGGGCATTCACACAGTAGAAAATTTATATGCAATAGCCAAAGGATTAAAGGATTTTGAAATTCAAGTCAAAGATGTTCTTGTTAAAATTGAAGACGTAAAACAACAACAGATTAGGATTGAAAAACAAAGAAGAGATGAAATAAGCAAACAACAAAGTAAACCAGAAAATACAGAAAGTGATACATCGGAGAAGCTGTTAGATTTAAATCTTAGAACTCCGTTTACTCCATATCTTCTTACCGGATTAGATGTAAAATTTGATCCGTTTAGTGGTAAAGATATGAGAGATAAGGACGGAAACGTAGAATTAAACAACAATCCTTATCAAAGGAATTGGTTTGATTTTATGTTGGATACGTTCAACAGAGCAAAATCTACGGAAGAGTTAAACAAGTATAAGTTTGTTGCAGTAAGTATTGACAGCAAAGAAGTAAAAGACAATCCGGAATTATTAAATGCAATAAACCAATCGTTTGCTTTTGGAGGAAGTACTTCAACTACTCCACAACCAACGGATTTGTTTGTGTTTGTTTATCAGAATGGTAAACCGTTGATTAAAAACGGTAAGCCGGTATTTACTTCGTTTAGAAAACTTAGTTCAACAAATACCGGTTTAAAAAATTCTTTTGTCAAACCAGAAACAATTAGCGCTTATTCAAATTCATTGGGAGCAGACAAAGCTAGATTTGATTCTTTGTCCGATGAACAAAAGAAAAACGAAACGTTTGATTATATTACAAAAAGATATAATAAGTTTATTGACTCAATTATTGCAAAAGCAAAGAATAAAAACGTTGTATTGGAAATAGACGGATTTGGAAGTGCATTTTTGAACATCGGAACTACAATGAACAAAGTATCCGATGTATTTCCTTGGATGTTCAAGAATGGAAAACCTGTTTTTGGTCCCAACAATTTTGGTACAGTTGGTAGCAACAATGAAGTAGTTGCTTCAAACGGTAGAGTGTATGTGTTACCATCCGGAACGCCTTATGTAATGGTAAACAATGTTCCGGTAATTCTGCACCAAAAGAAAATAGGAGATATGGAAAACAAAGACAAAATTATAGATACCATTATTGGATTATACGCAGAGCTGAACGGAGAAAAAAACCTTGACAAGAAAATCGGTGGACAAAGAATTATTCCACAAGGAAGCAGTCCGGGATTGATAGATATGTTTGTCAACCACGGAGTAACCCAAAGTGACAATCAGCGTTTGTACATAAGCCAAGGGTCTTTGGTTTTTGGTCCCAGCAAAAGCCAAGAATCAAAAATTTCTTTGGAGGCGCTGTCAAAATATACCAAGGGTGAAGAACTTACCCCAGAAGAAATAAAATCGATTGAGAGCCTAAAAGAATACCTTGCAGATAGGTACTTCTTCTTGAACAAGTCTTATATTGGTAACGATATAAGAATGCCGCAACTTGAAAATGGCAAAATAGTAATAATGCCTAATACGGTAAACTATAATCAGTTTATGTTTGAAAAAGTATTTCAGACACCAATAATCAAAGATAGACCGTTTTTACAAGTAAATATCAAAGTAAAAAAAGACCAAAAAGAAATTAGTGTAACTGTTACTCCAAACAAACAACAACCGGGTCCCAAACCACCGGCTGCACCTCCGGGTACACCTCCTGCTCCTACTCCTCCTTCTGCACCTCCAGCAGCAAAACCAAAAGGATTTCAAGAAATAAACCAAGAGGCAATTAAACAACATAAAAGCAAAACAAAAGCAGAAAGTGAAAAATATAATCTTCAAGAAGAAGCAAATAGAGCCGGGGTACAACTTACAACCGAAAAAAGAAACGGTGGAACAACATTTGGTTTTCAACAATCCGTAAATTACCTTGAAAGTATATTTGCATCAAAACAAGTTGTAACATTACAACAAGCATTAGATGCATTAAGCAGCGAAAGAAAAAGACAACTTGAAAGCAAACAATCTATTGAAAACATTAAAGTAAAACTATATGTGATAGACAAACTAACACAAATGTATCAAGAGCAAATGGCTGCACAAGGTATGATCAGAAATCAAGAAGAATCTGCTTATCCGGATGTAGGTTTGTTTCCTTTTGATTTGCCTCCAATGGAAGCTTTAACAGAAGAAGAACAAAAGGGTCTTGGTGGACAAAAACTTAGTTTGTCTCAATTTGAAGTTGAGGGTGAAGAAACAGAAACCAAAGAACAAAAAAAGCCGGTAACGGAAACTAATGTTCCAAAAGAAAAACTTACAAAAGAAAGCCTTCAAGGATTTTTAGATGATCCAAAAAAGCCTTCTCCAATTAGATATACAAACGACGGTCTTCGTATTAAGTTTACAAGATCAATGAAATCTCCAAAAACAGAATTAAGAGTGGATATTGATTTAAACAAAGATGGTTCAGAGTTTAAGAATTTTACTTTTAATATAAATGAGTATGACAAAATAAGAAGTCAATATGCTAAATGGTTTGATGCAGAGAATTTAGAAGATCCTACGAAAGCACCTTCTCCTGCTCCAGCAGCACCTTCAGCACCTTCAGCACCTGCTATTCAATTAACACCTCTTGCTGAACTTGTTAAACCTGCTGAACCAAAAGAAGCACCAAAACCAGAAGTTGCTGAACCGAAAGATATAACTAAATCGGAGTTTGATAAATTGCAAGAAGAGAAACAAAAAAGTCAAACAAAAGCACCAAAAAGAAGATCTATCATTGCTGCTAAATCAGAAGAGGGTGTTGCCGAACCAACACCTCCTCCTACCACCCCACCGACTGCTCCAGTAGCTCCTGCTGCAATACTTCCTGCTATTTTACCAACTAAGCAGTCAGTTCTTTTAGCATTTCAAAATAAAGTTGAATTGGGACGCGGCGGAAATGCAATTGTTTATGATATTCCCGGAACAGATTTTGTTCTTAGAGTCCCCAAAGGATCTGCATCTCCAACAACATCCGATGAAATAGTTGCTGTTGCTGATCCGTTTGATGGTAGAAATTTTGGTCAGCCAATTGCTACAATTGGCCAAAGTCAAATTTTACATCGACAAAGTGGTATTCCTGCTGGTCTTACTAACTATAGAAATTTAACACAGGAAGAGGCTGATGAACAGTATGTTGCCGCTACAATTGCCGCTGCTTCAATGCCGCAGTCGGCTTATGATAAGTTTGCTGCCGATTTAATGTTTTTGAATAGTCGTGGAGCATTATTTGATGGGTCTAAGTCAAACAATGTATTGATTGATTCTAATAGTGGACAATTTAATCTTGTAGATATTAACCAAAACAAACCTAAAAATGTAAATAATGGGTTTTCAACTATAGTTGTTACTTTAATGGGTACTACGTATGCTTACCGATATAAAGGCAAAACAGATTTAACTAATTTGCGAAAACAAATTTATGATAAAACATTAGCTGCTGCTAAAAAAACAGGACTGCCTTTTTCAGAAGACTCGTCTACAAAATACTCACAAGAACTTGCTGGAATAAAAACTCCAACACAAAAAGATAAAGTTATAACTTTGGACAAAGCAAAATCTATTCTAAAGAACCTTCAAGAGTCTGACCAAGTAACAACAAAATGTGAATAATGGCTTGTAAATACATCTACAAGGGTAACGAATATACCCGTGGTCAAATCCTTGACCAAATAATGAAGGGAGGACTTTCTCTTCAAGTTCTTGACCAACAAAAAGCCCGGGAAACAATTAAAAGGATTACCGGTATGACCGATGCTCAGATTGAGTTTATCAAAGGTCTTATTGATGGTAAAGCTCTTGGTCGTATGTTGTCCGATGGTAGGATCCTTCTATCTGAAATGGCTTCTGAATCCACGGCTTACCACGAAGCATTCCACCGTGTGTGGCAGGGTTCTTTGACCTCTGAGGAACGCAATGCAGCCATCAGAGAGTTCAAGACCAACAAGAACTGGGAACGTCTTATAGAGCCGTACAGGGCCTCCTACGGGGATGATGTGGATGTACGGATCGAAGAATACTTTGCAGATGAATTTGCAAACTTTGTCTTGGGGGAACCAACCCCCAAGACTTTTCTTCAGAAGCTGTTTGCTCAACTCAAGAAGATGTTGGACTATCTTGGATTGACCAAGCCGTCTGAGATTGAACGGATATACGATTTGATGAACAAAGGTGCTTATGCTTCTCGACCAATTTATTCTCCGTTTAAAGTATCAAACAGTATCCTTGTAAACTTGATGGAAGAAGACGGAGAGTCAAGACCGGTTATTATTGATTCTCAAGATTACACATCTGTACTTGAAATGTTGCACAGAGAAACAATAGGGGATATGATCAAGGACAAAGGATTGATAAAGTTTACAAACGATCCAAACAACTATACTATCAACATTAAAGAGAGCGATATAGCAGAAAGAGTATTGCAAGAAATATCTGATAGCAACAATGGATTTGAAGAAACAATAGAGAATTGGGATGAAGCAAGTCAGGAAGACAAAGACAGATACGAAAAATTCTTAGCAATGGAACAAGATATGTTTTATGAGGATGGCACATTGAAACCGAAAGAAAAAAGCCAAATACTTACTTTGTACGATGAATACAAAAAGGGGTTTAAGTTTAAACTGTCTTATGTAAAAGAAGATGTAAGCGATAGTATGTCAAACGATGTACAGAAAGACCAATCAACACAGGAATATCAAGACGCAAGTGAAATTAAAAGCGAAGAACAACAAAACAGCCAAGGTCCGGGAGAAGGATATGACAAGTCCAGTTTTGAATTTGATCCAAACTCAAGGATGTCGCAACAAGTCCGACTGTTGCTGTCATCAATAAAAAATCCAAAAGATATTTCTACAATGGGTACACCCAGAAGTTACAACTGGGTGGACTTTGCAAACTTTCTAAACGAATCGTTGATAGGAGTTCCTTCTACCAATGAAGATTTTATGGAAAGACTGAAAGACCTAAAACAAAACAGATACTATGGCAGTGGTGTAGAGGAACTAATAGAACATCTGGGTGGAGAAGAATTAGATATAACCAATCCGGAAAACAATGAATATATAGAGTTAAGAACAAAAATGATAAACCACTTTGCAAGAACAAGGTACACATTTCAAATCTCTCTTCTTACGCCATCAAAACTAAAAACAATAGATGCCACAACCAAAGCAAAGAAAGATGCTATCAAAAACAGATTATCGAGTTATTTTGTAGGTGAAATAGGAAATGCAAAATCCATTATGGATTTTAAAAACAAGATTGCAGAATTGGTAAAAAGTCACAATCAAGAAAAAAACAACGAAGAAAAAAGGAATATAAAAAGAAGGATTGTAGAATCTTTTAATTTGATGGAGTTTTATGACTCTCTTCAAGACAATGCCGACAAAGTAACTTTTGTTTCAAAACTTATGGGTATAGCCGAAACCATAAGCAAAATGGATGAAACAGATACAAATGAGAATTTGATTACTCTATTTATAGATCCAAGAAGCTCTGATGTATTTAAGTATGTAAGCGACATGGTTGACCTTGTAGCAAAAGCAAACAGGGTTACAGAGCTTTCTATACTGGACGCCGTTGGAAATAAAGTATATGGAGTTGCCTTGGCATCTTACCAATCCCAAGTGCTTGATGAAATCAATTATCATTTGAGCAACTTGGAAAAAGATATGTCTTTGGATGCCCAAGACAAAATAAATTATTTGTTTGAAAAGATGCCTCAGCTAAACAATTTTGCAACAAGAAACAGCAACTGGTTAAGAACTATTGTAGAAAAAAAGGGTCGTTTGGTTCTTGTAGTAAACAATGGTGTCAATACCGAAAACTCTGGCATAAAATCAGAAATGTCGGACTTGGGTGAAACAGCACTTTTGTCTGTTTACATAAACCAGTTGCTTGAAGACACTGCTGCCAGAACTTGGCAAACAGTAAAACACTCGGACAGAAGTGTTTTGTACGGCATACAGATCAAAGGTGCAGATGGATCCAACCTTGGAACTCTTGCTGTAAACGATCCATCAAAAGAAGGATTTAGAGAAGAAGTAAAAGACGCACTTCTTCCGTTTCTTATTGCAGAAACAGAAAAGTACAAAGCAATAATGAACGGAGAGTTGAATGATATACAGCACATAGGAAATACAACTGCCAAAAAAATGTTCTTTGGAGAAAGAACAACATCAAAGGGAGAAGTAATGTCAGTGCTTACAGATGAAGATTATCACGGTTTGATCCAACACATGGATGATATGAACCATAGTGTTTGGACAGAAGCTCTTGATAAAATAGCGGATATGGCAGAGGATATAGCAGTTATAGATCATGACTATATTACAGAGTGGGGAGTTTACAACATGAACGAAGTAGTAGAAAACGATCAACTAAAAAGACTTCCTGTTGGTGTATCAGAAGAGATTTTCAACAAATACATGAAAGAGGCAGAAAAGAATTATCCCAATAAATCTAAAGTAGAACAAGAGAAAACAGCACTGTATTACATTTCAAGGTTGTATTCGGTCAATTCAATGATCGGATACCTTGAACAGTCTATGTTGATAACCGGTGATCCAAACCTGTATAAAAGTGCTGCAGATGCTTTTAAACGATTTGGTGTGTTTTCATCAACCGGAGATCTTTCTGTCACTGGAGCAATGACAAGAGAGTATATAAAACAAAAAGAAGATGCAACCAAGTTTATCAAAAACGGAAAAGAGGTTGCATATCACGAAATGGAATTTTCTCAAGACCCGGATTTTATCTCTTCTCATTCTTATGCAGAAGAAGACTATGCGGTTGATAAAAAAACCATTTCGTATTATGAAAACAGAGCAAAAGAGAATCTGTTGGAACTTGCAGAAAACATTGGTTACTCAAAAGAAGAAGCAGAGCAAATTGCAAAGAAGCATTCTGAAAGTTTGGCAAAAGCTTATGCTGAAACCAATGAACCGGATGGTCAGTCGTGGATGAACTTCTTTGAATGGAGACGCACCAAAATTCGTTGGGGTCAATGGACTGAAGCACACGAAAGATTGTTTGAAAAGGAACTGGCTATCTTTAACGGACAAGATTCTTTTGTAATACCAGAAAGTGTTGAAGATGCTCAAGTGTATTTCAACGAGTTTCTTGGATTGGCAGAAACCATTAAAGGTCAATATGCTGGTCCTTATTGGACAAATACCAACCGGGTAAATGACAACGACTTCAATGTTCAAGGTGTAGGAAAAACTTCTTTTTATGTGATGCTTCCATCGCAGATCCGTGGAACTAAGCTAGAAAAGTTAAATAGACATACCGTCAATAATGGTATGGGTGTTATCCATGTAGCATCTGCAAGAAAATTTGGACAACGCTTGGTACTGGATGAAAACGGAAAACCAAGAAACGATAAGAATTATGTCAAAGGATTACCAAAAGCATACAATGCTGATGGAGATATAAACTTGGATGTTGACTACAAATTGGCAAACCAATACATGGAAGCAAAGTATTTCAAGCACCAAGTAAAAATATCCAATAAGGAAAAAGACAAGATCACTTCTTCTACTCAGTCTTACAAACTTACGCTTTCCAATTTATTCAATGGGGGTGCTCCTATTGATTTTAAGTCGGAAGGTGCTCCAGCACCATTGGTATGGTCTAGTATGGAAGAAGATGAAAAAAGAAAAGCATCTAGAATATATGACTTGGTGTCACAGTATGTAGATATTACTACCAAAAGAATAAACGATTCTATTGTAGAATTGGAAGAAAAAATAGGTTATGATGGAAACAACAACGAATACACAGAGATAAAAAAACTGGTCAATGTATTAAAAGAAGCTGTATTGGAAAGAGGTTCAACCAAAAATGTACTGAATGCGCTTGATATATTTGAACAGGCAGAAAAGAAGGCAATAGAATTATTGCCCAATGCAGGTAAGATTGAACCGGTTATGTATGCCATTGTAAAGAATACTGTTGGCATTCAAAAAAGAAACGGTAACTCTGTTCCACAGGTAAGCTCTTTGTGGTGGGATCCTGTTGATAAGAACAGAAAAACAGAAAATGAAAATGTCGGTATCAGCGAAGAGCTTGAAATGTATAAGGATGGAAAACCTTATGCCGATATTATGATGCCGTTACCTACTAAGTGGTTGAATAATTTTATGGAAATATATGGAGAAAGAGACATTGTCAAATTAGTAGATGCTATCAACCGGGATATTGAAAACGGTGATTTTAGAAAGTTTGATGAAGACATGTTGTTCCTCAAAGGTCTTCGTATTCCTAATCAGCAGTTGTCTTCTAATGATGTATTCCGGGTAAAGAAGTTTCTTGTCCCGTCCAATACAGCAATGGTAGTAGTACCGGCACTGATTTCAAAAAAGGTAGGTTCTGACTTTGACATTGATAAACTCAATATGTATTTGCCGCATGGTAAAACCATAAACGGAAAGTTTGTATATCTCAAAGACGGCGATTTTGGAAACAATCCAAAACTGTTGGATATGGTAATAACAGCAGCCGATAAGTTTGGTTTGTTGGAAGAAGTAACAGAACTTACAGGAAACGATTATGAGAGAGCACAAAAGTTTCTTGACAGTATTCAAGAACAAATCCAAAATTTGGATCCGACAATCAAAGAAGACGAAGTAAAGTCTTCTCTTGTTTTAGGTATCAAGGGCATTTTGGATAGAGACACAAAAGAAATAAACAAGAAGATAGAAGAAAACAAACTGCTCAAAGCAGAAAGAGATATAATGACGCATCCGTTGAATTTTACAAACTTGATGAAACCAACGGACGATAGTCAATGGAAGAACATTGCCAGAAATAGCTTAAAGCAAATAAGAAAAAACTGGATGGAAAAAAACAAAGAAAAAGAAGAAAAGGGTGAAAAAGGTGAAGCCGCAAGAGGTGAAGTTTATAGGTTCTTTGATTCCCTTACAACAAAAGATATTACTACAAATAGTACTTATACCGCATCTACAAACGTACAAAAGACAAGAGAAAACATTGGATCAAAAGAAGGTGTAGGTCAAGTTGCTGTGTCTATTACCAACCATTCTGTCAATCAACAGTATGACTTTAAAGCAATAGTAAGGTGGGTTGATAAAGACGGAAATCCACAAAAGTTGGATTTTCCGTTTATTGAAAACGATCAAGGTAATTTGGCAAACCTGTTTTCCGAAAACAAAGAGCTTATTTCTGACTTGTTGTCCGGACTGTTGACTTCACAAGTGGATGCCGTCAAAGATCCCTATGCTTACTCTCTTGGACTGGTAGGTGGAACTTTGAACATGGCATGTTACCTTATCCAAAGAGGCTCTTCGTTTCTTGATGTAGCCCACTTCTTTGCTCAACCGGCTATCAAAGATTTTATCAAACAGGAAATTATTATAAACAGTGAAATCTATTCAGAGTCTGGATACAAATCTGTAATTGCTAAAAGAATAAATGAAGCAATAGAACAAGAGGCAGCTAAAATAAAAAATGAAGCTGTAAAAACAGGTTTTAAAAACAAAATGGAAAAGATGCCATTGGCATATAAAAAGGTATATTTGAAATACAAGCCTTACGATTCTTATTTTAATACAGAGGATGCAAAAGAGTTTAGTGAATCTTTGAAAGAAATGGATTTTTCAAAGCAGATATTCATGTTGAATATGTTTATGAAGATAAAAGAACAAACATCAGACCACAGGACTTTTATGAGCGCAGTTAATTTGGATACATTCAGACCTAAAGAAAGGGCTGAGTGGCTTTCAAAATTAGATAAAATGGACACTGCGGAACAAAGAAACTTTGTTGTAACATTTTCAGATATAGCAAAAAAGGGTTTGATGAAACCTTATTTTGATTTATTTTTAAAGTACAACCAGTTGTTTGGTAAATTTTATGCGTTTGAAAATACGACAAAGAAATTTATCCTAATGCATGAAGTAATGGATAAGTATCTAAGTTCTGATATGAGAGAAAAGTTGTACAGAAATATTCCAAAAGAATTTGGTAATTTCCTTGTTCAAAACCTTACTGGGTTTATGCAGCAATACACTGCGGCAAATACAATGTTTAGTACAAAGGAACAACCTTCTGTTACAAAAGAATTTTATCAAAAAAAATCAGATCCAAATCAAAAACAGTATAAAGTTTTTGATACTCTTATTCCTATGTTGAGTTATACAAAGTATGGCGACTTAAGAGTTGACAACATCAGAAAGGCTGATTTAGGTGAAAACATATTTCAGTTGCAAGAGTACGGTAAAGAAATGGAAGAGTTGATGGCAAACGACAATGAGTTCTTTAATCGTTTGTTGGCAAAGAATTTTTATACTTATGGATTTACACCCAGCATTCTTTCTTTGGATATTGTAATGCCGGTAAAAGAACAAATAGATATTTTTGGATCAGATAAATTTATAACTGCTGCAACGTTGACAAAAGAAGCGTTGGAGAAATACTCAAAGATGACTCCCGGACAAAGAACCTTTTTGTTTGAGAAATTCAGAGAAAGGTTTTATCTTTCCAATCCTTGGATATTGGATTCGTATCAACCAAACAGTTATGATCCGGGATATAATCCTTTTTATAAATTAGAAAAAATAGCAGCAGGTAATCCAGGAATTGATTTGTACGGAAAGTATTATGCAAATGGAGTTCAAAAGATCATAAAAGTTTCTTCAGTAAAAACAGAAAAAGAAGTAGCAGTATCAAAAGTACATTACTATGCTCTTGGTGGATTTGGATTTAAGTTTTACAACATTGATCCTATTGTTTCAAAAGGAAAGTTGACTGAAAATATAATAGTAGATGCAAATACAGCTACATTGTATAATGCGTTTTTGGGAGAGATTAAAGATGTGCCGTATGAAGTTATAGACGAAACATCTGAACAACCACCCGTACAACAACAGGGTAGTGTATTAGCACAACCAACCACACCGAGTGTATCAACCGGTACTACTGGATTTAAAGGATACAAAGGAGGGTTTGAAAACAAAGGAAAAGGAACTCCTGAAGGAGATGGTAAAGATAAAGCAATGAGAAAAATTGCTGATTCTGCCATTGTAGAATTATTTTCTAATAAAGATTCTTCATCAAAAACTAGTTTAGGTGCAGTAGGTTTGCCGAAAGAAGGTGATAAAGTTATAATGCTTTCCAGAAACAGTTATCTTTCTGGAAAACCTCTCAGAGCAGAAACAAAAGAACAAATTAGGGAAGCTGCTTTAGACGGTGCGGAATTTATAGTAGGAGACATGCCTGGAGTAGATTCTCAATTTATAGATTATTTACAAGAGATAGGTGCTACATTTACTGTATATCATACAGGTTCTACACCAAGAATAAATGTTAAAACGACCGGTACTACTGCACCAAATTTATCCGATGCAGTACAACAAGCAGAGAACGATTCAATTGAACCATGCATTTAACAAACCAACAACAATGATTGACGCAAAAAGAATGATGACTTATGGAATGGGGTCTATGGGTAATACCAATTCCAACTTCTGTCCCTGTGGCGAACTCAGTGGCCTTCTGTTTGAAGTTACTACCCAAGCCCATATCTCACATCTACAAACCAATTCCTATGCCGCTCACAAGGCAATGAATGAGTTATACGATGGTCTTCCGGATCTGTTGGATAGATTTGTAGAAGCATATCAGGGGTTCTATGGTAAGATCGTAGAACACAAGACCAATATGACTATCCAGAACAACATTGACTTCTTGAGCTATTTGACCAAGAAACATCAAGAGGTGGAAGGAATGAGGATACACTTCTCCAAAGGTTCCCTGTTGCAGATTATGGACGACATCTGTGAGCTTATGGCATCTACTATCTACAAACTTAAATTCTTGAAATAATGAGTTTTTGCGACATCTCGTTTAACCGAAAAAGCGGAGTTGTAACGGATGTACTGAACAAAGAGGGTAGGGAGTCAGCTCTCTACCCTCAACTTGTTTCTTACGTCCAACAAGATCCGCAAACTGTGTACGACAGTAAAAAGGAATATTTTGATACTTTGGTTGATCAGGGTAAGTTATTAACTGAAAATAAACTAAATATACCAAAATACGTAGTAGAAACAAGACCTTATGGTAAAAACATTGGAGAAGAAAAAGGAAGAGTTGGAAATTTTGTTGAGTTTAGTACAGTTAGTAGAGGTGAAAACAGAGAAGAATGGTTGAAAAATATGTCTGCTTATGTAGTACAACAAGACGAAAATAAAAAACTATATATATCAGACATTGAAAAATATAATAAAGATTCTACATTTAAAGGTTTTGGAACAGTTGCTTATATTGATTTTTTTGAAAATTATAAAACAAGACCTCAAGGAATAACTACAGATAAAAAACTAACGTTAGATGGAATAAAATTGCTTGAAAGACTTGAAAAAATAGGATTGGTTTATAAAACAGATGCTAAACTAATAGATACCAGCACCGGAGTTAATAGGCTTGAGGGTGTAAAAATATACAACTACAACAAGCCTTTGTATGAATTTAATTTAGATTGGACAAGAAATCAAACAAATTTAAAGCAAAAAGCGACACCCATACCGACAGACGAATTAGCTCTTGGACTATACTCCATTGCATACAACAGTGGTAGATCAGAACAAGAGTTTATGGATAGGATTAACCGGGATGGTAATCTATCTGTGTTTGGTGTAGGTGGTCAAGTCGGTGGTCAACAAGAACAAAACAGATACTATCAGATTCAAAATTTATTTGAATCGGTAAGTACTATAGAAACAATGTTGAGAGCAGAGAACAAAACAGCAACAGCCATTGGTTCTGAAAAAAAAATAGATGATATATTGAAAAGATCGGGATTGGATGCAGGGTTAAGAAAACAGTTTATTCAGCTTTTAAATGAAAACCCGTATCTTAAAAACATAAAACTTTCTAATGTACTAAGTTCTTATTTAAGAGACTTGAACAAAGAGGCAGACAAACAATACTACACAGCAATAGCAGAACCAATATCAAATGAGTTAGAGCAAATTCTTATTGACTATTTTGACAAGTTCCATATCAAAAGACAAGAGCTGGATAACCTAAAAGAAAAATTTGGAGTAGATAGTGTCGGTGTATTTGACGTGTTGTCAAAAATGGTTTACTATTCCAAAAACAGAAATCTGCTTACTCTTCCGGAAGAATATGGACATGTTTTTGTAGAACTGTTGGGAAGTATTGGAAATAGAAAATCAGACAATCCCCTATTCAAATATATGTTTGATACTATCGAATCTTGGGATGGATATAAAAGAGTGTACGAAAGCTATAAGGATATATATGTAACAAAAGATGGAGAAATTGATGTGTACAAAATAAAGAAAGAAGCTATTGGTCAAGCTATTGGTATAGCCTTGGTAAGAAATTACAAAGTCCAAAAGGGAGACAAAGGGTTTTGGTCAAAGGTTCAAGATGTCATTGATTACATACTTGGTTTGATCAAAGGAGTAGATTATGTTTCATTGAATACTACAGTTGATTCAATAGCAAAAGACATCCTTTCTAAAAACTATTCTAAGTTGGATAGATTAAAAAAAGATACATCTAACTATAATTTATTGAGTTATTCTGAAACCATAAAAAACCAAAATAAAATCGATGGTGGCAAAGCATTGGATTTTATGCAATGGTTTTCAAAAAAGGGAATGATTATTACAGGAAGCCTTGCATACCGTTTACAAGGTACAGTATATAGACCGGACATTGATGCTTTACATGATATAGACAACATTGTAACTTCCGATGTACATGGATTAAATTTGAACAAAGAAAATTATATTGATGATGAAGAAATAGAAAGAAACAATATGTACAAAAAACTTATAGAGGAGAAAAATTACAAAGAAGCTCAAAAATATAAGCCGTCTATTGCTCCAAAACTATCTGTAGATAAAATAGTGGATCAAGTTCCAGTACTTCAAGAGTTCAAACAAAAGTATCCAGATGCAGAGTACTTGTATGGGTTTTACAACGAAACAAAAAATTCATATTATATAACCATAAATGCAATATATTCAAAAGACCAAAGATTAAAAGACAAGTTTAAAAGCCTTTCTGGTTCTTTTAACGATCGCCTTTCTCATTTTACAAAAGAAGAGCTGCATCAGATATATTTATTTGACTTTTTCTTGCGGCCAGAAACATCAGAGGAATATATTAAAATCCAAGATGAAGAATTTGGGTTAAATCTTGCTCACTATAAATACTCTTTTTATGAAAAGTTGAACATGATGGGAAGACCAAAAGATGCGTTTGACTATCAAATGTGGAATTATTTTGATGAATCCAACGTCATAGCTCCAGACTTTAATGACAGATTAGTTTATTTTCAAAAGAATATAAGCGAAAAACAAGCAACTGAAAAAGAAACTAAAAAACAAAAAGCAGCACCAAATTCAACAGAGATGTTTTTAAAAGACACAGTTGAAAACGGTTTGTCAAAAGAAAACCAGTTGTTGGCCAAACGCCTTTCTTCTATTCCCGGATTCAAAAATGTAACCGTAGAAGTGGCAAACATACCTCAGTATGTAATGTACAACAAGGCAGAAAACAAAATACAGGTATCCCAAGTAGCAATGGAAACAGTTGATCCAATAGCTTTTGAAAAGGCAATTCTCAATACTGTGATGGAAAGTATTGCAGACAATATGCTTACAACAAACAGAAATGCCCTTAGAAGCAATCAAAAGTTCTATGGCTATATTTCGGATGTGGTAAAAGATTTGGAACGCCGTATGCCCCAAGAAATGAAAGATATGATGAATCAACCCACACTGGAAGGTAAGGTAGCGGCATTTATTTCTCAGTATATGTCCAACCCGGAATTGAGAGAGTGGTCAAACAAAAGAATTGGGGACAAGAAAAACTTTTGGAATCAATTGTCCAATTTTGTAGCAACCGGATTGTTCGACAAAAGAATACTCGAAGCGTCTGTGTATGATTACTTGTCTAACTTGGACAATGTTCAAATGACTGTTGCTCCTGCAATAAACAAAGAAGGAAAACCAATTCCAATAAATGTCAGTCTGCAAAACTTTAAGGAAGACGCAAATTCTCTTTTGGACAATTATGGTTCGCGTATATCTGAATCAGAATCCAATGTAAAACCAAATGTTTCTATGTCAGATTTGATAGCAAATGTAAAAGCGATAAATGCTTACTATGGAGGAAATGTTGCATCTTTGCTTGTAAGTGAAAAACAATCCAAGATAAAAGTTGATTTTTCAAAAGCAGAAAAACTTATGAGAGAAAACAAAAAGAATTTCTTAGAGAAGAACAAAAAGAGCAACAAGTTGGAGTTTTCAGTTGAAAACAAAACTCGTATTGTCGATAGCATATCCGGACTAGAATATATGTCCGAACAAGAAAAAGATATTGCTGAAGAAATTCTCAAGTCGGGAGAATTTCAAATATTCTGCGGACTGTAAACAATAAACAATGGCTTGTAAAATACCAAACTTTGACGAACTGTTGAACCTCGTCAAGAACAAACAAAGGATGTATGAAATACCCGCGGACGATGATTACGAAAACATCGAAGCTCGGTTAAAACATACACAAGATACAATCAAACCTATTCCAGATAAAGATCGACATGGATACCATGTTGGAGACTATGAATTTAAATACAGTGCTTCTCAACTGGCAAAAGAAAAGTTTGGAAAACACCATGATTCAAAAGATACCGTCTATTCTGAAATAGGAAACTCTATGCACAAGTTTATGGAGATATTCCTCAGAGGAGAAAATCCGGGTTATGAGCAATTGGGATGGAGAATAAACGTTGAACAATACAACAAACTAAAAGACATTGCAACTCAAATAAGAGAGTACGCAAACAAAAGACAAAGACAAATAGACAGTACCAAAAACATAAAGATTTTTACAGAGCAACGAGTCAGCAATCCAAAACAAGACAGGACTTCTACTGCAGACTTGATTATTTTGTTTTCAGATGGAAGTGCTTTGCTGTATGACTTTAAAACAAGGATCTTTGGAGAAAGTCAATTTACCGGAAATGTTTTTGACAATCCAGATCTGTTGGTAAGAAAATTCAGAGAAAACGAAATGCAGTTGGCTATTATGGCAAGAGATCTAAAAGAAAATTATGGTGTAAAAGAAATAATCGGAGGAAGGGTTGTTCCTATTGTTGTAGCAGCAGATATGACTTACAACAAAAAAACGGGATTGATGGATGTAAAGTCAAACACATTCAAAAGAATGGACACTCCGTTTGCACAAAACACCAAACTTAAACAAGCATTGTTGTTGGCAGAAAAAACAAGGATAAAAAACATTGACTCTTTTATATCAAAGCAGTATGCAAGAATCAAAAAGTTGGAAATGTCTGGTAAAGACCAAGACATCTTTGACGCAGAAGTATTGAGAGCAGAAGTTTCAGAAATTGTCTTATATCACAACTTTAATATATTGGCAGACAATTTTGAAAAACTGTATAGCGATTATAGAAAAAGACAAAACGAAACCAAGTACAAAGCAAATGGAACAGAAAACGAAAAGTATTATAGTGACGATGAGCTAAACGAACTGTATTCAAAAGCAAAGGCTTTGTCTTTGATGTTAAAAGATATGTACAACTATTACAGCAAGATGGAGGCCTCTCCTTCCGGAGCAATAAAATCAGAAGAAGTAAAAGAAATTGCTGGAAACTTGATTGTAGAAGTAAACAATGCTATTGCAGATATAGACATATTGGTAACACAAAGACACGTTGCCGGTGTTTTGGGAAATAAAGTTTTGGATGAAGAAGGAAAATTAAAACTCCAAAGAGGAGATGGCTACTTTACAAACACATTGCTTGGATTGGGAGATCAACAGAATTATATTCTCAGAGCAATGAATGAGTTAAAACTTCAAAACGAGAATGAAGTAAATACGGGGCTGGATGAGTTTATGGAAGAATGGGTAAAAATAAACAATTCTCTAAATACTTGGATAAGAGAAAACAACAATATACTTGGTGTTGGAGGAAGAAGTGCTTTGGTGGAATTGGTTTACAATCCAAAAACAAAAAATCTTATAGCGCAAATCGATAAAAAGTTCTTTGATGAAAGAAAAAAAAGAATTAAAGCCAGTGACTTGAAATGGTTAAAACAGCACTATGAACCGATTATTACCGAAAAAGAATTTTTAGAAAGAAGAAGAGTGTATGAAGATAAACTCAAACTTCAAGGACTTTCAGATCAAGTTATTAAAAGCAGGTTAAAGTTTTACGACAGTAAAAACAATCTTTGGACCGGATCTACAATTGATGCTTGGTCAAATTCAAGAGTTACCAAAATAAAAGAGTTTGTGTATTCAGATCCAAAGTGGATTACTCCAGAGTATGCCAAAATTATGAATACTCCGGTCGGAGAGTTTTATAGATTTTACAAAGACAACATGTACAAGTTTTTGAGAATGGTAGATAGACCAGATAAAACAAGTACGTTTGTTCCGTGGGTTAGACAAGGATTGGTAGACGGTCTTTTGCAAAATGGGATTAAAGGAGAAGTGTTTTTAAATTCTCTTATGAACACTATTTCAGCAAGAAACGACTCTTCGTATTTGTCTCACGATGAATTTGGAAGACTGGAACAAGAAGTTCCGGTGTACTTTATGAATCCAACTTTTGACTTGGATGGAAATCCAATACCGGGAGAAGAAAAGTCTTTGGACTTTATGAACTCCTTGTTGGTATTTGGTAAGATGGCTATGACATACAGAGCAGCAAAAAGAAATGTAGGTATAGCCAATATGTTGTTGGAAGCATACAACAATCAAATGTTGCTTGAAACAGACATCAAAGGAAAATTACAAAAGCAAGGAACCGGTTTTGCAGTAAGACCTGTTGATCCAATCGAAAGAGAAATAGCACAAGCATTTAGAGATTATTATTGGTATGGAATAGAAATGAGATCTAAAGATAGAGCATACAAAATAGCAGGTAGAGATATTTCTAGGATTGAAACATTAAGATTTTTAAAAAGCAATTGGACAACCATGACCCTTTCGTTTGGTCTTAAACAATCTGCCGGTGGTTATTTAGCAGCTGTTGCAAACCGATGGATAGATGGAAACAAAGGAATTTATTATACAACCAAACAATTTAACAACGCTACAAAACTTTATGCCAAAGAAAGATCAAAGGCTGTTGCTCTTGGGTTATTTGTAGATGTTTATACAGACGATGTAATTGAAAGAAAACTAAAAGCAGCAGGAATGGATCCTATGGAAACAGGTAAGTTTATGAAAGAAGATGCAGTACGAACATTTTCTGATACTCGATATGCAGAGTGGTTTAGACGTTGGCACTATGAAAGAATGGGTATGGGTGTGTGGAAACACGAATCGGAAATCAGAGACAATGCTTTGATATTAGCAGTAGCACAAAACTTTGGTGTCAATAAAGAAAATGAATTGGTGCGATTTAAAAGAGATTACTTTGAAAAAGACGGTATTACTCTAAAGCAGGAATACAAAGATTTGGGATACAAATCTATTTATGATGTATTTAGTTACGATGAAAAGAATGGTCCTCAATTTGTATTGGACGGTGCTACAGATGCTCAAAAACAAAAAGTGTTTATCAAATTTAGAGAAGCTGTAAAACGTATTAAAAGCGGTATATCTGGTGAAGTAACATCAGAAGAAAAAAGTTATGTCAACATGACTATTTGGGGTCAACTGTTGATGCAATATCGTTCTTGGATACCGGGTATAATACGAGAATGGTATGGGGGAATAAAGTATGATCACAGAACTATGTCTGTTCATCAAGGAAGACACAAAGTTTTTTACAAGCACTTGTTTCAAGACACTTCCAAAATGGATATGAAATACAGTGAAGTGGTTGTTGGTGCTGTAAAAAGATTGGGAGAAGTTATATTAGAAGCAAGTTATCTTCCTTATGCTTATAGAGCAATGACCAATAAAGAAACAAGATTTGAACCAGAATTAGAAAGAGTCAAAATAGAATATAAAGTGTGGGCAGAAGAAAATCCAGATTTGGCTGAAGAAATAGATTTGGAGGGATATGTAGAAATGAGGATGGGTCAACTAAATGCAATGGTAGGAGAAATAAGAATGATACTGTTGTTTTTGTCGGTATTGGGAATGTTGACTGCTTGGATGAATGCAGACGATGACGATGAAGATGAATGGCCGTTGCGTTTTGCATATTCTATTTTTAGAAAAGGTTATTCAGAACTTACATTTCCAATAAATCTTTCGGAATATGGAAGAGCTGCCAAAAATCCAATACCGCTTATGTCTATACCAGAAACATTATTGGATTCTTCAATAAACACTTTTGATGAATTAAGAGATGATATTTTTGGAGAAAATTCTCCAAGAGATCAATCTCCGTGGTTTCACTATTCAAGAAAGTTTGGTTTTGGTTTAGTAAACATCGAACGGTTGATTGAATGGACAGAAGCTGATAAAGAGTTTTTACAAGATTCTCCGATTACAACCAACTTTTAAACATAAGCCCCGGATAAACACCGGGGCTTTTTGTTACATACACACTTGTATTTCTCTTACAAGATCTTTTTTGTCATAGGTACTTCGATAAATCATACCTCGTTCGTTACGATCTACTCCATCAGAGCATTGTGCTTCACAAACATATCCGTGTTCATCGGCAACCAATTGTTTGACCAGAACACAAGATGTTTTGTCACGGGTCAAATACCATTTGTCTTGTTCAACTCTCATCGGTCGTTCTTAAAGTCATCTGCCATCTGACGGTTGTAATTGTCCTCTTCAATCGGATCAATAAACTCACCGACTGCTACTATTCTATCAGAAGCATAATAGTCAACAGGAATACCCTTAGATGCTTCTATTTCGTCCAACACGGCGTTCAAATGGTCTGGGTGGAAGTTTACTGCCTCGTACTCTATTTCGTCAAAATAAGCGCATTCTCCGGGTTGATACTGGGTAGCATAGACTTCTGGAACATATACGCCGGTTGCTTTGATCTCTGCTTCTACAGCTACTCCATCAAGAGTGGTCTTGTGAAACAGAGATACAGTGCCACGAACTTTATTTTTCATTAGTATTAGGTTTAACAAGGAATGCTTCTCTGTCAGTCAAATCTATTGAGGGGTTGTACTCATCACCCGGATAAATGTAGATAACATAAAAATAAAATCTCTGCATAGCCATCCCCAGTTCTACAAAGTTTTCTAATCGGTCGGTGTGATTGGCGTCTTCATTTACAGCAAGAACACATCTTATTTCTGGCCTATGATGACCTTCAACAATTTCTTTTAAATACAACCGAAAATGTTCTTTCCAGCAGTCATCTATTAGTTGTTCAACACAATGATTTATTGCATCTATATAAGTACTATCATTTTTGATAGTTACATTGTACAATACTGGATTATTCATTGTCGGTAGAATTAAAATGTTCGAAAATCATTTTTGCCTCTGGGGATATTCTTTCCAAGATACTCTTTTCATAATGCTCTTGGCAAATCTTTTTTGCCTCTTCCAATGTAGGAATGTAATTTTGATGCCAAACACAAAGACAGAGGTTTTCGTCAACATTATTACCAGTTTCGTCTTTTACATCAAGCCGCGCTGTATAAGTTCCGGTATGTTGATAAATAACCAAATACTCTTTATAGTCGTTTACTACTGCAAACGAATAAGTTGGTGCAGTTACCCAAACCAAAGGTTTTACAATGTTGATCATTGGTTAAGAAGTTTGATTATTGTTGAAGGACGCTTTAGAATTGTTGTACTGGATTTAGGTGTCCAATAAAAATTTAAATGTGGATAATCCAAAACAAAAGGTTCCGGTACAACATTGATAGGAGCATATTCTCCGTTGTCATTTGCTTTTTTTCTTCTGTCATAGCTGTCTTTGGTTACAAAACCAAAGCGGTGTTGAGGAATACAAAATACAAATATCCATTTTGCATCACCCATAAACCTTCCTTTTGTAACATTTACAATGTCTCCAAGATTAAGAGTGTCACCGTTTTGATCTATAAAATGCATAAAATTTTTCATGTGTTCGGGGTTTTGGGGATTAAAAAAGGGGCTGTAGTATAACCACAGCCCCATTCAAACCTCTATGTTTATTACTGAGCCTCGGGAAGAAGCTCGGTCTTCACATTGGAAAGAGCTTCCATCAAGGCGTTGATCTTGTTCAACATGGAAACCACATCGTTCTGGGTAGCTACACAGTAACGGATTCTTCCCTGCATATTGTGAAAAGCTTCTTTGAGTTCAGCATAACGCTGGTGATCTTGTTCACTACCTTCGTTGTTTTGGAACTTCTTTTCCAACTCTTCAACTTCGGTCTTCCAAAGAAACGCTGCTTCCAACTCTTGGTTTTTGGCAGTAGTGATAGCCATCGTCTGCTTGAACACTTCGTCAATCAGTTGTCCAAGTTCCGGGTTTCTTACGCTTTGATACATTTCGCTGATCATGATCAATGTTTGTGTTGTTCTAAAATAACTCTCTCTGCATCGGTATCCCGATTGATGGCCAAGTCATTTTCAAACTTCTCCGGGTAGCGTTTGCGTAACTTGTCAATATTCATTTGCAACATCTTCTCGGGATCACCAATTAGATGTCCAATGTACGGCATGTAATAACGAAGTGAATTTGTATTGTTGACAATAAAGTCAGCAATAGCTTCAAATGTATTGAATCCACGCTTTTTTTCTATAAACGCTATGCGTTCTTTATAAAGATCTTCAAAAGTACTTTTGCTATCAGAAGTAAAAAAAGTACTATCATTAAGCAAATTTTTCATGTTGGCATAGTACCACATAAAATCACCCCACTCTTCTTGTAGGTTGACCACATCCAACTCTTTACCATAAGCAAAATGCTTTTTGATCTGATCAACCATTTCACCGGCTTCGGTAAACATCCCACATTCCATGTGCAAAATGTTTTTTTCTTTTGAACCCAAATCCTTAAAGGTTCTCATGGCTTCGATTTGATACTGTTCAAATGTCATATCAGTACGATTTGTAGATTTTGACAAGGAGTTCACCAAATTCCTTTGATACCTCCCGAATGATCCTCTTCTCTTTGTCAGACCAGATAAATATTCTGATTACATCATGCCAATTGGATTGCTTTTTGAAATAGCCGCACATCCAACTTTTGTCTTGCCATGTCAACACTGTTTCACATACATAGTATGCTATAGCTCTTGGTTTTGCAGATCCCAGTTTACGGGATCCAAGAATCGTTGACAAAGGTACGGATAATTTTTGACTTACCAACAAACAACCCAAAGCCATTGCTGCTCTATCCGTCATATAACGCTTTGGATCGTTGATCCGCATAAGTAGTCTATCGAAGTCTGCTCTCCACGGCAAAGGAACCGTGGAGAGATCAAACTCCGGTATCACTACATTAGTTCGTCCGATAGATGTAATACTCATACAGCTTTACAACGTTGTTGGTTGGGGGATTGCTCATAAAGTGACTGATAAACACCTCGTGTTCTTCTCCGTCATAGGAAGCCAAGAAGTGTGCAGCACCATCTTCTTTAATGGCTTGTTTGACAAATTCATCAAAGTCACCACATTTGTTGATAAGTGCCAACAACATATCATTTGCGCTCTCACATTTGTTTGCTTGATATTCAGCAATCATCTCTTCCATTTCCCAAGGAAGACCACACTGGGATACAATAAAACTTGCATTGAAAGCCCACACAGTGTCTTCAACATACTCACTTACTGCATCTTCTGCCTCATTGGCATCCATAACCAAGTAAGAGTGGTCGCCTCTGACAAACTCACACCGATCTGCTTCATAGTCCCATTCGTCTATTGCACGGGTCATTTCCGAATCACACCAGTCATAGAACGACATCGGTTCATCGTCATCACTGACATAAGACTTTACATAGTCCTCATACTCGTTGATCGCATACTCCGTTGTTCCAAGAAAAATGTGGGCATCGGTGTCGTCATCAAAGGTAATGAAGAAGTCTTCCTCCAAGTGAAACAACAATGCAGCCAATCTACTGGTCTGTTCATCATCGTTGTCACCAAAGAAATCTCTTTCTAACTGTGGAGGATCAACAAGTTTAATCCTTCTTTTAGTGCTACCGGCATACAGATCTAAAATTTGCATAGGTCAAAAATTGAAGATAGTCAAAAAATCTTTTGCAAAACTCTGGTGATCTACCATCACATCTCTCAAACTCTTCCAACCTTTGAATATCAGATTGGAGTTGTCGTGGTACACCGGTATAAACTGATGTTCAGCAGTTGACCAGTGACCCTCTGTAAGCAATTTCTTTGCCCTCTGAACGTGTTTGGTAAGACTCTCCGACCTTTCTTGTGTGTCGTAAGAAATCATCGCACACATGGACATTGAGACGGCCATAGTGTAGTACTTCTTCTTTTCAAAATAGTCTTTTGTTGTAATCTCAAGAGATTCGTGAGCTTTGTTTACCAACCCTCTTGCTTTTTCTTCAAAAGCAATGTGCATTCTTCCTTGTTCAAGAGGTTCTGGTGTACTGCGATAAAACAACTGTTCCATCTTTTCTGCAATAATCCTTACAGCAGGATAAACATTTGGATTGCAGCGGAGATCAAAGAAATGTTCCCAACGATCTTGGTCTGCACTGAGGATACAGGTAGTCCAACTGAACGGATTGAGAAGAAGTGCAGCATCCTGTTTGTGGATACCCAGATCCAACAGTGGCTTTACTCTTGTAAGAGCAAAAGCTCTGGCACTGTGCCACTGTTGAGAAGCTTT